ATGCACTGCAAGTTTGCGATGTGTATGCTGCATGTACGCGAGTTAACCGGACGCCGTTTTCTTCGCATGCATGTTCTATCCGTTGCTGGGCCAAGCCCACTCGCCAGAATTGATTTCGTCTACCCCATTTGTTACCTTGCTTGATTTCACTCAAGTCTTCCATTACCAAATGGCTGATTTCTTGCCAAGGTATATCGTTTTTGATAGAGTAGTTTATTTGGTTTTTGAGTTCAGTTCTTGCCCTTGCATGAGATTTGCTGCGTTGCTTGCGACGGGCAATAACCTCTAATATGTCTTTGACTCTTTTACCAGTGGTATGGGTGGTTTCTATGTTGCCGTTGGAACAAGTGACCAACTTGTTTCTGCCCATGTCCACACCCATGATGGCTTGGTTGGGTCGCAAGGCTACATCTTTGACAAAATAGATACCCAAGCTACCATCGGAATTAACACGCAAACAATTGGTTTTCATGACAAAACCACGTCGCATTAGGTCTTGCATGTGACGTGTGGGTGTGAATGGGATGAAATAACTACCACGAGGAAATGATGTGATCTTGATCCAGTGGCTGGCAATCTTGCTTGTTCGATTCTCTTGTATGTCAATAAATCTTGAATCTAGCTCAATGTTAACTGAATTGATGTCAATGGACAAGCTTTTGTTGTTCCATTTGTTTAGGATTTCTTGTTGGTATTTTTGTAGGTTGTTGGCTTTTTGAGCCAATTTAACTTTCTCTTGAATTGATCTGACCATTGCGCTGGCTTGTTTGGCACACACCTGACTCAAACGAGCTGGCAATTGAATTTGATCAGTGACGTCTTTGTTGGCAAATTTGGTTATTTTATCTTGATATAACTGGTGATCAACTAGTTTTTGTAGTTCTCGTTTATAGATATCAAATGGCCGCATCAACATCAAGTGTTTGATGTGATTGGCTAGTTTGGGTCTGTAAGTTGATATCCTAGTAATCTTGCTCATTTGTTGTATTATTTATGTTTTATAATCAATCAATTGTCTTTATTAGTAATGTCACACATATGATAATATATTTGAATTTATTGCCCATTTAATGGTTTATAACTGAATCAAGTAGTCTAAATTGATTTCCCTGAATTCAAGGAGTCAGCCAAATAGGTAATCATATGTGTCTTTTATTGGTTTTTAATAATTGCATACAAACACTTGCGAAATGAATGAAAATATGTAATACTCCCTGTATATCTTCCACAGGTAGGCGCACGTATATGTGGTCTTGGGAAACCAAGATGTCGGAAGGGTATTAGAGGCCTATATAGGAGGACTCTCGGTCAACACACATCAAACGCAAGCTGAGTTGCTAGGGTTATATAACCTTTTGCGAGGCCTAGCAGCCAATTTGTGGGACTAGTCCAACCTCAAGTAACTTGAGGTTGGAAACATTGCAGCAAAAATGACAGCGCGGTGGAGTACTACGCCGTATTGTAAGAGCCACGTATTGTGAGTAACCTGAGCTCTTCCAGTCTTACGGATTGCCCCTTCTGGGACTGGGAAAAAGCGCAGGAGTGAAATAATCTCTAGATGCGGTAGGCTTGGCAAGCTGTTTGAGCCCATTTTATTCTCTACTGAATCGGAATAGCAAGGTCCCTGCTGCAATCTGATCCCCATGCTTTGGCTAGCATGGGGATTATTTTTTTAAACCCCACTTGCCAACGCCTTGTTTTTTCCAAACAAATGACATGAGTGTTGATAGGTGTGTGATGAAAGATTTGATTTGACCATTTGATAATGATATACTACAGTCTGAGATTAATAACCTGCCAAATGCAATCATGAGAGCATTTTGTCAGCAACCAAGGCAATAATAATGACTCAAAGGAATATTCAAGCATGACAGACGTTGCTCAAATTTTGATTGAAGATGAAGTAAACATTCATATCAAAAATATTGATCTGCCTACCAAAAAAGCATTGGTAAATGCTGTAAAGTTCTTTCTGCCACAAGCCCGTTATTCCCCTGCCTATAAACTGGGTAGATGGGACGGTTGCACAAGCTTTTGTACATTGGGTGGCAAAACCTATCTCAACACATTGGACCGTCTGTTGCCAGTACTTCAAGACAGGGGATATGAATTTGAGATTGAGGACCAACGTGCTTATCATAAATTTGATTTTGACACTATTGATGAAACCTATCTGAGTGACATAACTTGGCCTCATGGACATAGATTTGCCTATGAGAAGATTATCCTGCGTGATTATCAGATAGATGCTATCAATACCTGCCTACAGAATCTACAGGGGGTAAATGTACTGCCCACCAGTGCTGGTAAATGTCAACCATTATATGCCAAAGTTAAAACCCCACATGGCTGGGCCACCATGGGCGATCTAAAAGTGGGTGATTGGGTAGTTACTCCCAAAGGCAATGCTGCACAAGTTCAAGCTGTATTTGAACCAGGGCATAAGGATGTATATGAGTTAACGTTCAAGGATGGCAGAAAGGTCAGATCTTGTGAAGATCATATTTGGCCCATCTTCCACCATGATTGGCAGAATAAGACCAAATTGTTGAGCCTAAAGGACATTATCACATTAAAGAATAAAACCAAACGACGTATAGGTGTGCCATTGGCAACTATGAGTCAAGACGTTCAACCTAGGACTCTTTCTCTAGATCCTTACTTGTTGGGCGTTATGTTGGGTGACGGATCTTTCAGGCATGGCATTGGTATTACTTCACAAGATCAATTCATTCTGGACAAAGTTTCCGGTTTGTTGCACTCTGACTATGTGTTGAAACATCATGATCAATATGATTGGTCTATTGTGTTTAAAGATCATCACACTCATATGAGCTATAGATCAGTGTATGCCAAAAATCAAAAGAGAGACATATGTGGCAAGATTATTAAGGGTCAACAATTGCCATCATATCATCTCTATAAATCTGTCCTAAATGATCTGGGACTTATGGGCACATATAGCCACACCAAGTTTATCCCAGAAATCTATTTGAATGCATCATATCCACAGAGGTTGGAATTACTCAAAGGTCTCATGGATACGGATGGTTACGTGGATGCTAGGGGTGGCTATTCATATACTACTGTGAGTCCACAGCTTGCGGCTGACTTTGTGTATTTGATCAGAAGCGTGGGCGGCATAGCTTATACTAAAGTGTTAAAGAACAGGTCATATGTGAATAAAACTGGTGATAGGATAAGCACAAAAGATGCATACACCATCAGGATATATCATCCCACTCCTGAACTGTTGGTGTCCCTTCCTCGCAAGCTGGATAGACTCCGGAGTCAAACTGTGAGATCCATACCTGTTCTCCCAATTACTGACATCAAACAGGTATCACATGAGCCTGTCAAATGCATCATGATTGACGATCCTGATCATTTATATCTGACAGATGACTTTGTTATGACACATAACACCCTCGTGACAGCCACCTTGAGCAAGATTGTGGAACCATATGGCAGAACAATTGTGATTGTTCCCAACAAAAATCTTGTGCAACAAACTGAGGAAGATTATCGCAATATTGGTTTGGATGTGGGGGTGTTGTATGGTGACAGGAAAGAATATGATCGTAAACATACCATCTGCACATGGCAAAGTTTGAATGTGTTGGACAAAAAACACAAGGATGCTTTGGATAATCTACAAATGGATGTATTCCTCAAAGATCTCACAGCAATCATAGTTGATGAGTGTCATGCTATAAAGGACTTGAATATCCTACACAAATTGTTGACCACAGTGTTCAAAAATATACCCATTCGCTGGGGTTTGACTGGCACCATTCCCGAAGAAGAATACAAACAAATGGGATTGTTTACAGCAATTGGGCCACAAATTGGCATTTTGACTGCCAAAGAGCTACAAGACAAAGGTGTTTTGGCACAATGTCATGTGACAGTATTGCAAACTCAAGAAACTCTACAATATGGCAATTATCAGGAAGAACTCAAACATTTGCTGACTAATGATCAGCGTTTGACATGGATGGCCGGCATTATAGAAGAGATTGCCAACAGTGGTAACACCCTGGTGTTGGTAGATAGGATTGAAACTGGACAAAAACTCTATAACCAATTGAGTGACAGTGTGTTTATCAGCGGTGAAATGAAAAGCCAAGACCGTAGAGAACACTACAAAGAGATCAATTTCAGCGACAACAAGATAATGGTTGCTACTTATGGCACAACCAGCACAGGCATAAATATTTCAAGAATATTTAATCTTGTATTAGTAGAAGCCGGCAAAAGTTTTGTACGTACTATTCAAAGTATTGGACGTGGCCTGCGTATGGCTGATGACAAGGACAGAGTGGAGATTTATGACCTATGCAGCCGAATGAAATTCTCAAACAATCACTTGAACAAACGCAAGCAGTTCTACAACAAAGCTCAATATCCTTATGTGATCAAAAAGATCACGTATTAGATCTTATAGATCAAGCATTACAACTGTTCAAACGTGCAGACAAAGTCGTACAATATCTTAAAGACAACACTATATGGACATGGATTCAAGAACAAATTGATTCTAATCTACTATTAACTACAAAAGAAATTGAGATTCTCACAGTGTTCGTGAATGGCCCAGCACCTCAATGTAACCAAGGCAATAAAATCACCTACGCAAACTACTCAGTAGGATATAGGTTTTGTGGAACTGCTGCAAAATGTGAGTGTGCCAGACAGAGTGTGAGCACAAAGATGAGTGTGATCAAAAGCAATGAGACACAAGAGCAAAAAGATCAAAGTCTAGCCAAACGTCAAGAAACAAACGTTCATAGGTATGGTGTTGCAAATCCATTCCAAGATATAGAAAAAATCAAACAATCATATGTTAAAAAATTAGGTGCTACCAATCCAAACAAGTTGCCTAGTGTACGAAATAAAATTAGAAAGTCATGTGTGGACAAATATGGAGGGCCAGCTCCTGCCTGTGACCCAGCCGTTCAAGAAAAAATTGCCCAAACCAACAAGACTAGATATGGATCTACAAACATATTTGATAACCCTCTAGTTCGCGAACAACAGATGTCTACTCTTATGCAAAATTATGGTGTGCGTTATCCTATTCAGAATCCTGAAATTGCACAACAAATCAAACAGACCAATTTGAGCAGATATGGGTACGAAAATGCAAGCAAAAATCATGAAGTCATCCAAAAAATAAAAGCAAGCCAACAACACACATTTTTGGACAATTTGAAGACTAGATTAGAACCACACAAAATATCACCATTGGGGCAATTTGATCAAGTTAGCAATCACAGTCAATGGATGTGTGAAGTGTGTGAAAATGAATTCATATCCACAGCAATAAATGGAAGAGTTCCTAGGTGTCCCTGTTGCTATCCCAGTTATATCAGCCATCCACAAAAGGAAATTGCTGATTATATTGCTAGCCTGGTAGGCAGAGACAATGTCTATCATAATGATCGAACTCTTTTTTTAGATGCTGATGACCGAAGGCGCAGCAAGGAAATAGACATTGTAGTCAAAGGACACAATTTGGCTATCGAATTTTGTGGATTGAGATGGCATACTGAATTTTTTGGGAAAAAACATAAACATTATCATGCTCAAAAAACACAAGATTGTTTAAACAAAAATATTCAACTGTTGACCATCTGGGGAGATGAATGGGAACTAAACAGATCTTTGGTCAAAAGTGTCATTGCTGTTAGATTGGGTTTGGCCATGCACAAATATCATGCTCGCAAACTGTCACTCGCTAGGGTGGACAGCCCTATGGCTCGGCTATTTTTTGAGGCCAATCACATGCAAGGATATGTGAACAGTTCACAACATGTGGCACTTATGGATGGTGATCAAATCATCATGTGCATGGCATTCATCAAGAGCCGTTTTGACAAGAATCACCAATGGGAATTGAGCAGGATGGCCACACTCAAACATTCAGTTGTCATGGGAGGCGCCAGTAGGTTGTTCTCTTATGCACAAAAAGCATTTGATATGAGCAGTCTCATATCCTATTGCGATCTCAGATTTGGTGTTGGTGGGGTATATGATCAATTGGGGATGACCAAAATAGGCAAACCCACGCTAGGCTATGAATATGTGGACATCAACAATCCCAGTTATCGAATCAATCGCATCAAACTACAAAAGCACAAACTGGGTGATATTGGTGATCAATCGGCTGATGAATATCTCCGATCACAGGGGGTTGATAGGTTATGGGATTGTGGCCATCAAAAATACACTTGGCGAGCATAATGTGATCTTTTTAAACCTTGTGTGAAATCAATTAAATATACAATATTTGATTACAGGAGACCGGTCATTAGAATTTTAACTACCAGCAACCAGGCTTTTGATCTCAACCAGTTACCTGAACATGTGGAGGACATGGGCTATTGTGTACTGGATTACAGTGACCAACACAATGTGGACTATTATTGGCCACCACTGGTATTTTTGGACATTTTCAATGCTCCTTGTGCTGATATTCGCATAGGCAGCTATAACATTCAAATGCCCTTGAATTGGAGTGTGGTGGTGGGTGACAAACACGGGGGAGAATTGGAAACAATCAAACTTGTGGATGTCATGCACAAAGATTTTACAGTTTTTGTGTTCAATCCCATCAATGGTTATATGCCAGACTTCCTGCCCATAGAAATTGAAAATGTGTTTGCAGATGTCAAATGGTGTTTTCCCAAACTCAAATCTGCCAATTTTCTGGCAGTGCCACTTCACAACCTACCACAGCCTCTTTGTGCATTTTTCATACAGGATGTGTCCAAAAACGTTGATCAATTGGATATTAGATTGTTATTATAGTCAAAGCAAACCCCAACTGTTTGCTCCGGCTTGCAGTTGGGGTTTGCGAGTCTGCCAGTTTACCACTCTGGCCAAAGGGTATCAAGCATTTTCTAGTTGTACAACCAATCCGCTTGCATCATCTGTAATATCCAACAACCAGGGTGCTTCATCACCGCTGTTCCATACAAAACCACTTCCGCCATCAGTGTCTTGTTCCAAAACAACCAAATGTGCTTCCAAATTTAGTACAAAATAAGTGCTGCCTAGCGCATCAGTTGCTGTGATGTAGGCTTGTCCTTCATCCGGGGTGTTGTCTGCAACAAGAGTGCAGATGCTTGTGCCACCAGCTGTGGTCATTTGATATTCGTTGTCGCTTGTTTGTTTGTCAATACTTGCGTTTCTCACCTGATTGTCACCCACCACGTATGCATGTGCAATCAGCGCAGGTGAACCTGTGAAGTATTTGTGGTTAAGAGGTCTTCCCATGATTTTAATTCCTAATAGAGGTGTTTACGCACTTTCGATTTGCACAGTGATACCACTGGGATCCACACTGGTCAATTCCAGGCTCCAGGGAGCATCCTCACCACTGGCATATACAAATCCACTGCCACCATCAGTCCATCTCTCTAGAACTGCCAAATGTGCAGTCAATTTGGTCACATAATAGGTGCTGCTGAGACTGTCAGTTGCCTTGATATAGGCTTGACCTGCACTCAAGCTGTTGCTGGCCACCAATGTTACAATACTTTGTCCTTCAGTGGTTTCCATCAGGTATTCGTTGGTGCTGGTTTGTTTGATGATGTCAGCGTCCAATGTTTGGGTACCATCCACCACATACGCATGTGCCAGGATCACATTTGTGCCAGTTGTGGTCAGTACACTTGCACCAGTGGCAGTACTTGTGCCAGCACTGAATGTGGGAGCAGCATCAGACACACTAATATAGCCAGCTCCTGGGTCAGTAATGGTCACACTCAAAACTCGCCAAGTGACATTTACTCTTGCATTATTACCAGTGCCGCCATCCAGGCTGAGATTGGTAGTATAGCTGCCACCTGTGACCTTTTGCGGTAGAGCTGAATAGGATCCTCTCACACTCAGTGTAGTAAAGCCAGTAATTTCACCACTGCCTCCCACTGTATCAACTTCAATCTCCGCTTGCACAGTATAAGTACCAGCTGTTGTATCTCCTACAACTGCTCCGCCACCAATCACTAATACATCACCAGCAGTGTAGGAACCACCAGCATTGTTGATGGCAACAGTTCTCAATTCCATTATCACACTGCCTGTGGTAGTTGTGCCGTTGGGCAATGCTGGAGGACTAAAGGTCACAGTTGCCAAAGCATTGTAGTTGCCCTGCCCTGTGACTGTTACAGATGCCACACCTTCACCATTGCTGGTGGGCACGGGATTGAAATATTTTGGATTTAACGGTCTTCCCATTGTTCTTGGTCTCCTACGTGGCGTTCTAGGCCATACGGGGCGGGTGTGTGTTCCCCATAAAACTGCAACTGTTGCAGCCATCAGGGTTATTTATAGAAAACTTGGCTCAACAGTTGAGTTTGTGAGCAAGATAACTATAATCAACAAACAAACTTTGAGTGATCACTGATGGCCAAACAAACACAAGCCAAACGAACTTACAAGCTGGATATCATGACAGTGTTGGAGGCAGCTGACAGAGGGGCCAAAGATTTTTACAACAACCTAACTGAGGAGGAACAAAAAGCCTTTGCTCCTCGAGTTTTGATCAGATGGTTGAGTGCAGTCAGTGACAAAAACAATCTACAGAGTTACAGTATTTTGGCTGTGAATGATCTTGTAAACTTGGGAATGTACAGTCTCAGCAAACATCCTGAATTGATTTGGTTGTTGATGTCAGTTGCTGGTACAGGAAAAAAACAATACCATCAATGGATTCCCATGGCCAAGAGTGGAGTCACCACTCCACATTTGGACAAATTGATTGAGCAGATTTATCCGCATACAAATACCACTGAAAGAAACATACTCAAAAAAATGCGTCTAGAGGAGCAATGGCTACAATTGGCTAGAGATGCTGGCTACAATGACAAAAGCATTAGGGATCTACAAAATGAGCTCAAAAAAATCCAACCTGGGGTTGATTGACCTACAAAAACCCCACACATGTGAATTTTGTCACAAAAATTTTGCCAGAGAAAGCACTTTGATCAGTCATGTTTGTGAACAAAAACGCAGGTGGCAAAATCAAAAATGCAGCTATGTGCAATCAGCTTATCTAGCCTACAAACAGTTTCACAGCAGTTGTCACCCTCTCCGCCAAACCCAACCTCCCACCTATCAGGAGTTCAGCAGCAGCAATTATTATGGGGCATTTGTTAAATTTGGTAATTGGTGTCAACAGCAACAAGTGCAAGAATATCAGCAATTTGTTGCTTGGTTGTTGAACAACAATCTGCCCCTTGATAATTGGTGCGATCACACAGCCTATCAGCTGTTTTTGCAGCAGTTGCTCAACCAAGAATCTTCCGAACAAGCCATCAAGCGTAGTTTGGCCACCATCTTTGAATGGAGCTGGACAACAGGTCAATCACACAGTAAATTTTTCCAATTGGCACATCCCAATGTGTTGCTCAATTGGATTTTGCAAGGCAGGATCAGTGTGTGGTTGATCTATAATTGTGAAAGTGCATTGGTGTTTTTGGGCAAATGCACAAGCGAACAATTGCAAATGCTCAACAACCACGCTCCCATGCACAAATGGAAGATCAAGTTTCTCAGAAATTCATCAGAATGTTTGGCTATCAAACAAACTCTTGCGCAGGTGTTTGACCCACCTATATAATCAATTAACCAGGAGCAAAATATGAGTACAATATTAAGCCAAATGTATGGGGTCACATCCAACCAACAGCCCACATCATTATCGCGAGCCCATCCTCATTCTGTTCAATCAATGGGCAGGTATGTTCAATTGCAAGTGGAAAATCAACAAGTGTTGGTGGTGCATCCACAAGTAATTGACTCGCTTGTCAACACAATGAGAGAACAAGAAAGGATCATCCTGGATCTTAGGGATAGAATGATCAGGCTACAACAACAATGCACACAACAACAGAACCGTATTCTAAGGTTGGAAAACCAAACACAACAGGGAGGCATATTTGACTGATCAAACTCTACAACTGGGCGATATTGACATTGACACACCTGACCGTAACAAATTGCTGAACATGTTGGCACATGTTCCAGCAAGAGTAAACATCAAAGGCAAGGCCTCTCGTCACAATACAGGAGTTTACTTTCATCAGGTTCCGCAGGATCCTTTTACCAAATGGTGTAGTTTGCCTTATGATCAGGCACAACAAATGGGCTGCTACAAAATTGATCTGCTCAACAATCATGTGTATGCTGGAGTCAAAAACAGTGTTCATTTACAGCGCCTGATGCGAACCCCTCCCATGTGGCAACTGTTGGAACATGAGGAATTTGTGCAGAACTTGGCACATGTGAATCAACATGCTGATTTGGTCAAAAAGTTGCGTCCACAAAGTGTACAACAGTTGGCCATGGTGTTGGCTCTTATACGTCCAGGCAAACGACATTTGGTGCACAAATGTCATCAGCAAGGATGGCACAGCATTGAACCAGAAATTTGGCAGCCAACATCAGACAGCTACAGTTTCAAAAAATCACATGCCATCAGTTTGGCATGGACTATTGTGATTCAGATCAATTTATTAATTGAAAATTTGAGTGGTGTGTGCTAGCATGCATTCATATTATTCATCCTAGCAGGAAACAACATCACATGCGCAAAAAAATGAAATTCCACAAGAGTGAAAATATTCTAGGCCACACATGTGAAATTGTTCAGGGAGATCAAAAATTTGTTTTGGTAAGCCATTCAGAAACACCTGTGTTGGCGCAAAAAGCAAGGGTCAAATCTGGGTATTATTGGTTTAGGGCTCCCAGGATCACACTTGAGCAGTTGGAAATCACAGCACAAAATCTAGCACACATGGAGCACAAGTTTGAATTTGATATTTGGATGCACACACAAGATCCACACAACCCACAGTTTGATGCCAGCTTGAAGATCAGCGATCCCACAGATGCAGCTACCTTTGTGTGGGCTCATACTGAAATGTGGATCAAATGGGACAGTGAACAGGAAAAATCCTTGCTGTCGCAACACAAGACTGTCAAGGTTGGCAAAAACAAGGATGGCAGTGTGCGTGTGACTGTCACAGTTTCCACATTGGAAGACTGACCTGGTCCTAGGAGGTTTTCACCAGTTGAACTGTGCGTTTTTTGCTGCGCCTGTTGATCAGTGTGTCCAAGCTGGGCATGGGCCCACTGATCCAACACACCTCTTTGGTGCTGAATATTTTCAATTGTGATTTGAATGCATGAAATTTTTGCCCCAAAAACACATTGATGGGCAATTGTCTATTGCTTTCCCACCAATAAAGTTCACCGCAACACATGAACTCCTGTTTCTGTTCTCTGGTCATAGTTTGTTCAATAACATACATGTGTACAAAATTGCTATCACTGTTTTGTACTATGCCCCAATACTCTTTGCCCAGGTATTGAATATGAGTGAGATAGGGCCACTGCTGTGGATCATTGGTTGGTTGTGAAAGAGATTGTGTCATTTGTATATTTAGAATGATCTAAATAGGCACAGACATTTTTTATTGCGTTGTTGGCATGACATTGATCACCCTCTACAGTTACCATTTGCCCTATCAGTTGAGCTTGACCAATCATGGTGCACCGCCACATTTGAACAGACCCATGTACAATTATCCTCAAAAAGTATACAAAAACAATTACAATATTATTGACCTGGTTGTCAGAGACAATGATCGCAAACCTGTTCGTTTGATTGATGCGCATTTGCAGGTGATTGTATCCAACCAACAAACTGGATTGACTGTTTTGGAAAAACCAGTACAGGTGACTGATGAAATTCAAGGCAGAGCACAAATGATCATCACAGCAAGTGAAACTGAAAATTGGACATTGGGTGGTTATCAATTCAACGTCAAACTCACTGATCATCATGGACGCCAGGAATTTTTGTATGTGGATATCAACAATCAAATTGGCGGAACTTTTGAACTTTTGCCAAGTGTGGGTGGAGATCTTGTGCCTGCACAAACCATTCTGGGCAGTGCATTCACACCCACCAGTTACAACTGGGACACAAATGATGACTGGTATGTGAGCGGCGCATTGGTTGCACAAAATCCTGTGGGTGCCCATCAAGGAAATTATACTATAGCTGTATATACAAACCTTTGGCAAGGCACATTTAGAATTCAGGCCAGTTTACAAAATCTAGCTCCCACGGAACGCAGTTGGTTCTGGATTCCATTGGTGGCTGCACAACCTGATTTAGAAATTGATCTGCAAACGTCCAGTGTGTTCAGTTTGGGGTTTACAGTCAATGCACAATGGATCAGATTTATGTATAAACCTCACCCAAACAATCTGGGTAGTTTTGACAAGGTTGTATATAAAATAATCTAATTATGTGATATAATCAGCTGTTATGGAAATCAAACAGCTTATACTTCAACACCTACCAGCCAAACGCAGAACCAGCCCCCAGGGTTGGATTGTGTTCAATGCTCCTTGCTGTCATCATCGTGGGCACAGAGCAGATACTCGTAGCAGAGGCAATGTAAAGTTCAGTGAAGATGGCACAATAGGCGGCAACTGCTATAATTGCAATTTTAAATTTAGATTTGATGGAGAACATCTCAGTGACAATTTCGCAAATTGGTTGACTTGGCTGGGAGTGGAGAGATCTGCTATTCAAGCCATCAAATTACAATTGCTGGCACAAGAAATCCAAGGATCTGACCATCCCAAAAATATCACCAAGGAGCAACTGCCTTCACTTACGCCCATGGAATTGCCCGCTGATAGTGAAAATATTCTCACATTGTTGGACATGGGCTGTGATGATCCTGATTTCCTAGCTTGTGTGGAGTATTTGGCTGGTAGAGGCGAAGAAATATTCATGGGTCATGAATATTATTGGAGTCCGCAAACACAGCATCAGATGAAAAATCGAATATTGATACCCTTTTATCACAACACAGATATTGTGGGATATACTGGCAGATATGCTGGCTCAGCACCTCCTGGTGTTCCCAAATATTACAACAGCCAAGTGCCCTCAGGTTATTTGTTCAATCACAACATATTACAAAAGAACAGACAATTTGTTATGATTGTGGAAGGACCTTTTGATGCGATTGCTGCCCAATCAGTGGCAGCATTGGGCAGCACGCTGAGTGATCTACAAATATTGGCTATCGTCAACAGTGATCAAACTCCCATAATCCTACCAGACAGACAGGGCAAAAATCAACACTTGATTGATATTGCATTGGAATTTGGTTGGTATGTTAGCTTTCCAGATTGGGAAGCACATGTTAAAGATGCAGCTGATGCTTGTAAGGCTTATGGGCAGATATATACAATCACAAGTGCGTTGGCTGCTCGCACACAAAACCCAATTGAAATTGGGCTCAAACGCAAGCTGTTTCAAGGATAACGGATGTCAGCAACTACTAGGGATTACAGCGAAGACGTACAAAAAATGCTGATCAGTGTATTGTTGAGTGATGAGGAAATTTTTGCACGTTGCCAAAACATTCTACAGGCCAAATATTTTGTCAACAAATTGCGTCCAGTTGTGAGATTCATGATGGAATTTGCCAACCAATACAGAGCTGTGCCCAAACATGAGCAGATCAAGGCACAATTTGGTATTGAATTGGACAAAATGGATCGAATAAACCCAGCCCTACAACAAGCATTTTTGGATCAGATCGAAGAATTTTGTAAGAACAGAGCTTTGGCTGATGCTGTGTTGAGTGCAGGTGATTTGATTGCCAAGGGTAATTATGGAGAAGTTGAAAAGCGAGTGAGAGAAGCCATTTTGGTGGGTCTCAACAGCAATATTGGTATCCGTTATTATGATGATCCTAGGGAAAGGTTGATGCGTATCAAGAATAGTAATGGACAGGTCAGCAGCAGTTGGAAGAGTGTGGATAGCAAGCTGTATGGTGGGGTGAATAGAAAAGAACTGACGATCTGGTGTGCTGGCAGTGGTGGCGGCAAGAGTGTGACCATGCAAAACATGGCTGTAAACATGAGCCGTGCCGGGTTGAATGTGATCTATATCAGTCTAGAACTCAGTGAAGAAATGATCAGCATGCGACTGGACAGCATGGTGAGCGGTGTTGCCACACATGAAATCTTCAAACGACTGGATGATGTGGAAATCAAGGTTTTATCAGCAGGCAAACGAGCGTCGGATCTACATGTGAGACAGATGCCACAGGGATCAACAACAAATGATTTGCGTGCATATCTCAAGAATTATGAAATTGAAACTGGACACAAATGTGATGTGTTGATTGTGGATTATTTGGATCTAATGTTTCCCAACAACAAGAAAATTGATGTCAGCAATTTGTATATCAAGGATAAATATATAACGGAGGAGTTGAGAGGTTTAGCCATGGAAAAAAACATGGTGGCCATCACAGCTTCTCAGTTGGGACGTTGTTTGACCATGGATACCCAAATTGAACTGGCTACAGGACAAATCACCACTATTGATCAAATTCAAGAGGGTGATTTCATACAAGGATCCCAAGGTCCGGTTCAAGTCTTGAATGTGTTTCCAAGGGCCAAACAACTTGTGTTCAAAATTAAGACCAAAAGTGGCAAAGAGATACAAGCTACTGCGCAACACAAATTCCCAACTACAAACGGAACAAGGAGCTTGGAACATGGACTCGCAATTGGACAAAAACTCTATATCAAAAATACTTGAGGAACTCTGGACTAGGAATCAAGGACGGGGTGCTCAATCAACTCTAATATCCAAACATAAACACATCACGCACATATTAGACACCACTTATCCTACGATAACGCACTATGGGCAAAAGGCTTATTTGTGGGTCAACAACATGAACTCACCGCCTTGCTGTTATTGTGGCCAATATGCTAACTTCAAAAGTTATTCAAGAGGTTACGGGGATTATTGCAGCATTAAGTGCATGAGCAACTGCCCTACCACATTGACCAAACGATCAAATACTTTGCTGGAAAAGTTCGGAGTCACACATTTCTCAAAATCTACATTATACAAAGACAAATTCAAGCAAACATGCTTGGATCGATATGGGGTTATCAATCCTGGTCAGATCCAACACCTTAAGGTCAAACGGGCAAAAGCGAAGAGCCAAACATTTATCACAAATTTGATTGCTAACAATTCTCAATATCTTCCCAAGTTCTCAGTTATAGATTTTGGTGGTGTGTATAAATCAACTGATTGGCATTGTACAACATGTGAATCTCAATTCACCCTACCCAACCTCATTCGAGGAGTCCAATGCCCAGAGTGCTATCCCCAGCAAGCACTTGTGGGTGAAAGCAAACAAGAAATACAAATTGCCGAATGGATTCAATCTCTTGGGGTAACAATGGAACGGAAAAATAGGCAGATATTGGGAAAAAAAGAAATTGATATTTGGCTACCAGACAACAATTTGGCAATAGAAATATGTGGCTCGTATTGGCATAGCGACAGGTTTGTTCCCAAACAATATCATCAAGACAAAATGATCAATTGTGAGGACAAGGGCATACAACTGATCACGTTGTTTGATTTTGACCTAAAAAATTCTGAGATAGTCAATGACATGTTGCTTCACAAATTAGGTCGTAATAATAAACCTAAATTCAATCCACGTCAGGGAGTCCTATTAGAAATAGACGGGCACCAAGCCAAACAGTTCAACATTCAATATCATTTGCGTGCGCATGCAGCAGCCACATATCATTTTGGTTTCTTTGTGGATAGAGAACTAATTGCGGTGTCGAGTTGGAGCAAATCACGATTTGATAAACAAAGCAACGCTCTTGAATTAGTGAGGTTGTGTAGCAAATATCCTGTTCGAGGAATCCTTGGTAAGATGACATCTCATGTTAGTAGAACATTGGGATATGAAACTATACATTCATATGTTGATTTGCGATATGGACAAGGCAACAGTTATTTGGCATCTGGATATAATTTGGTTCGAACAACCAAACCAGGATATTGGTATGTTGATCAAACTTGTACATGTTATCACAGGTCATCATTCACAAAATCTAAACTTAAAAATATGATCAATCACAACGTCAATAAGACTGAATTTGAAATAATGGATGATCTAGGGTATCATAGAATATGGGATTGCGGAAACAGATTATATGAGTGGAGAGCTTGACATGGATGAATTTGAAGAAGATGAAATTGTTGAAATTGAAATAGTTGGTTGGCTAGACACTATAGATATTGAAGTATCTGATGATCATTTGTTTTTGGCCAACGGCATCCTTACCCACAATAGTTCAGTCAACGAACTGGAACATGATCACAGTCACATTGCTGGTGGTATCAGCAAGATTCAAACTGCGGATAATGTGATCAGTATTTTAGCCACCCCAGCCATGAGAGAACGTGGCCAATATCAATTCCAGTTTTTGAAAACTCGCAGCAGCAGTGGTGTGGGCAGCAAGATCATCATGGGTTATGATCAGGAAACTTTGCGTATTTTTGATCTTGAAGAAGGGGATGCAGACGTGCCAGTTAAAACGGCCCAAGACATGTTGGCTGATTTGCGCAGAAAAAACAACACAAGTGCAAATAATGATCAAGACAACAAAAAACCGGACCAACCTTCAGCTGATCCGGTCAAAAGTGTGGCCACTCTACAAGAGTTGACCCGATTGATCAAACGTTAGTCTTGTGGATGATGTCTGTGGATTCTCTTGAGTATGACCATGGCTTTTTGAGTATCCTCAGGTTCCGCAGCCAACAGTCTCTCAAATGCAATGGCTACTTCTGTCATTTCCGGACGGCTAATGCTATGCCCATCACGTATTTTTCTAATAGCCCTTTGAAATAAACTAGTATCTCTCAATCCCAGGATGTCAGCCAATTGTTTGGGGTTGATATTGCCTTCAAGCTCTTCTTGAGGCATTTCGTCTGTATGTAAATCATCTTGTGATTGCGGGGTCACATTCAATTCTTCCAGCCTTCTGGCAAGGCTGCGCATTTGTTCTGCCAAAAATTCAGTCATAACGGATATCCTCCAATATTTGTATGTATTTATTGAATTGTTCCAAATCTTCATTGTTGGATAAATATACCAAACTGACTGGAAATTTTGAGTTGAAGAATACAAAAAACATCATAGAGGAATTGGGTCAGCTGGTGCCTGTGAAAAACAAGCACACTGTCATGGAAGCAAGAGCCATGCATGTGATCAGCAGTGCTATCAATCTGATTGAAAGCCTTAAGGCCAATTATTCTTCAGAACTAGCGGAAGATCTAGCCAAACGCTTGATCAAAAGCATCATTAGCGAAGATCCTCAAAAATTTCAACGCAAACTCGTTCAAATCAAAAAGCAGGAAAAACAAAATGGCAAGCAATGATGCTGAATTAATTCGTAAAATGATCAATGTTGTGGAGAAAACAAAAGATATTCAATCTACTGCTCTAATGGAAGGGCAAGAGGTTGAAGAAGCTTTTCCAGTTCTCAAACAAGCTGTCCAGAGTAAATTACTTGGACTAGCTGGCAAATTCAGCCGACGTATGGAAGGCCAAAATCAGGCTAAAAAGGCATTAGTTCCCTATCTTAAAATGTTTGTCACCCAAATGGGCAGAAAAAATCAAGATTGGGATACAGTAACTTGGCGCACAGTATTGAATTACATGATCAGCAATGCAAGTTTAAGATTGCCATTGGGTGAATTTGAACCTCAGCAATTGAAATCACAAGACATAACAAACATCATTGCGGATGATCTTGCGCGCAAGAGAATTCAAAAATATATGGGAAGTCAAGGCCCTTTGTTGAACAGCCTTATGCCAAAAAATATTTCCAGCAAAATGAACATGCCTGTTGCTGGAAACCAGGGTAAAGCAGCGGCACAAAACTTGATCACAGGGTTGTTTATGGAAGCCATTCAAGTGATGTTTGATAAGGCACAAGAATCACCAGAATATAAGGGGCCAGCACAACCCCAGGCTGCGCCTGCCGCAGCCCCAGTACCAGCACAGCCAAGTACAACCCCTGCAGCACCAACAAGTGGAGGAGCACCAACGTCAGCAGCCGGAGCAGGTGGGGCACCAGCAGGAACACCAGCTCTTACAGCTGCTGAAATTACAACTATCAAGCAATTGTTAGGATTGTGAAATGACAACCACTATCCTATTTGAAGATATCAGAGCCAATAAATTCAAAGATACTCTGTTTGAAACTGTTAGCCATGAGCCCTGGAGTTTGGAATACAAGATCATATTCCTAGAAACTCGTAAAGAATTGGGTGTGTTGATCACAGAATGGCTGGATACGTGTGAAAAATATATGCTGTTGACGGAAGCTGCTGATGCAATGACAGATGAGCAAGCTGATGAAATTATCAACAGATTCCTTGCTCGCAAGACCTTGCCTCGTACAGCTATTGACAATTTGCATGACAAATTGTCTGGGGGAGCAGAGGGTAAAAAGGGCTGGCTTCAAAAAACCTTGCAGTCACTAGCATCCAAGTTTTTTGCACCTATTCGCACGGGTTTGGACAAATTAAACAAAATTACTACCTATGCTCCAGTAGATGATTCCATCCAAATCTTGATTGCCAAGATTGATAGCAAGACCAGTGACAAGATGGTCAAAAAATTGTTGAATATGATTCGCAGCTTCAGCAAAAATAAGAAAGCCAGTTGGTTGACAAGCGCCGTTTTGATGATCTTGGGTGTGGTACAGTCAATGTGGAGTTTACCGTTTATAGGTACAACCATAATTGGATTGACTGTTTTGACTGCGGCAATTCGTATAATTTCCGATCTCATGCAGGGAAAGAGCATAGGATACGCTGTTGGTAAAGCTGTTACACTATTTGGTGCTGGATATGCAGCCAAAGAACTTTTTGACATGGGCATGAGCTTGTTGAATCAGGTTGAGAATTTACCAATTCCTCCAAAGCCACCCTTAGGAGATATTAGTAGTGATAGTGCCCTAATGAACCCTGAAGATCTTGCCGGTCCGGCACGGCCAGCATCTGCTCCGCCGTCAGCGGAGGAGGTGCCGGTGATCCAGCCGGACGATCGCCCCATCCGTGTCAAGCCCGAGGAGGTTTCGGTCGGAAACGGTCCGTTTGACCCTGAGTCAGCATCTCTTCCGTCAACCGGCAATCCGTACATTGATAAATTACAGGATTTATACAGAATGCCTATCAAATCCTATTCTGGCAGTTTCCGTGATGCCTTTGCGGCTGCAAGGAAAGACTTGGGGAGTGGGGGCATATTTTCCTGGACTGATCCTGCTACAGGACAAATAAAACCCTTCACTACTAATACAAGAGGAGAAGGGCAATTTGCCAATCTGGCTACAGACGTAGTGAATTACCTCCCGCCGCGGAAAGCCAGGCGCCTTTAGGCCCTGGATGGATAGCGGCTTTTTGAATAGATTATATAAATAGATTTATGAAACAGCGATATCGATACAGGATTTATCCAACCCCTGCTCAAGAACAACAGATGCGTTCTGTGGGCGGAGCAGTGCGATATCTATACAATCATTTCCTACGTGTAAACATTGATGAATATCAATTGAACAAAAAATTTGTTTGGCAGTTTGACATGTGCAAACAACTGACTGAATTGAAGAAACACAACAAATGGTTATCAGATACCTACAGTCAAGTACTACAACAAAGCATAAGTGACTTGGATACAGCACTGAAAAATATGAAAAAGACAGGTGCTGGATTCCCCAAATTCAAAAGCAAATGCACAACACCTGTTAGCTTTAGATATCAACAAAATGTGAGAGTTGACAACAACAAGCTATATCTACCCAAGATTGGTCACATCAAGATTGTATTGCATAGGGATTTGCCCACATTCAAGGGTGTGACTGTAACTCAAACACCACGTGGTTGGTATGCAAGCTTTGTGGTGGATGTGGCAGAACTGCCATTGGTTCAGAACATAACCAACCCGGTGGGGGTGGATGTCAACAGCAAATTCACGGCATTGAGCACTGGTGAATTGATTGCCAATCCCAAGCCATTGGGGAAGAAACAAGCACGTATCCGACTGCTACAACGCAAACTATCCAGAAAACAAAAAGCAAGTAGAAATAGAACCAAAGCAAAACAAAAACTGGCACGAACTCACGATCTGGTTCGCTGCCAAAGAACTAACCATATACATCAGACAAGTGCGAGAATAGCCAAATCACATGACCTGGTGTCAGTTGAAACACTGAAAATTGATGAGATGAGACGCAAGAGCAAGCCCATAGCCAAGTGTATAGCTGATGCTGGTTGGGCTATGTTGATTGGTGCATTGGCCTACAAGTGCCAAAGGCAAGGCCATCATCTCATTCGTATCAATCAGTGGCTACCCAGCAGCAAGACCTGCTCCTCATGTGGTGCACGCAAAAGTCACATGGATCTCAAGCAAAGAGAATATCATTGTGATCATTGCGGAATAACTCAGCACAGGGACACTAATGCAGCCATCAATATTCGCAATTGGGGACATCAACAATGGACAATAGATCATGCAGGGCAGGAACTGCCCCAAGCGCCTGTGGATGTGATGGCAGATATTCTCGCCAATTGGGGTCAGATATCAGCCACTACGATGAAGCAGGAAGCCACAGCCCTTTAGGGCGTGGTAGTTCACTTTAGGGGTAGAAAATAAAATGGCAAGAGATTGGAGAAGTGAATTAGTAGATTTGGGCGATCGCGTGGACGCCCAAGCTATTGTAGATGCAATGACACGTGCAGGATACAACAAACAACAAATCGCAAAAACATTGGAGGCATTTATGGCAGAAACTCCTGCAGCTGGTCCTGAGGCCAAACCCGATACCGGAACTGTACTAACTGTAGAACAGTTTATTGCTATGGTAAAAGACCCCAGCAAGATTGAAGAACTCAAACAGATACTTGCCAAGATGGATCCCAAGGCAGTGGCTGATCTTAAAGCCAAAATTGCTCCATTACTTACATCCTCTGATATAAATGCAAAATATGCTCAAGCTCTATCAGCTATGAGAAAATTTACAGCGTTGACAGGTAAAAAATTCTTACCCGCCAAATTATTTGCTACTATCTTGGATAACCTGCAAAAAGGACAATATAATAAAGATTATGCAGTAATGGCAGCTAATCAAATTATGACATCGGGCCAGAGGGGATACAATGTGGCTCGGTTGCACAAACTGTGGGTAGCATACAACAAACTGGGTGCTAAAAAGGGTGGTCCCATGGAAGAGGATTATTCCTACTAATGAAAATTACTGAAAGCAGTCTCCTACATAGTATCAGCAGTGCCAGGCGCTACAATGCCCTAGATATTGCTGATTTGTGCTTTTTGTATATGATCACATTGCACATATTGAGATGTGAATTTGAGTTTGCACCCATGGCAAGAGCATATGCTCATAAAACTTTGGGTTCAGGAGCCTTCAGCCATGTGCATATCAACAACACTGATTTGTATCAATTGTTGAACATCCTGTTGGCACAAAATGTATTGTGGACGCAAGAATTGAAAAATGCAGAAGCCAGTCATACATTTTTGAGTGACATTTATTTGAACCAATCTGATGTGATCAAGTTCCTGCGCAACATACAGCAAGGTGGATTCAATGCAGACATGAGCGCTAGACTGTTGTTGAAAATGGAACAGCAATTGAGAATCAGTGTTACCAACTACAAAAGTGTGAGAAGAATAGCCAGCGACTGGTTAGAGGCACATGTGGACAAGCATGCCAAAGCGTTGGTGGTTACCAGATTATTACAAGCATTACGGCACAAAGCCGTCAGCGGGGATTTGAGAACCCAGTTGGAAAAATTAGCCCACAAGCAAGATCTGGAATACAAGGATGCTTGCGATCAAGAAACTGGCAAAAATTGCACAATTACGCCCACACCAGTTGTAAAACCAAAATCTCCGAGTTTGCTCAAGCAATTGGCAGTGGGCGCGGGATTGGGAGTGGGGGCATATTTGTTGGGCAAGGCCATGTTTGGTCCCAAGGATAACAAATGAAAATACGTGAATTACAAGAGGCCATCAAAGGTTGGAAACATGCAGCAAGTGATATTGCTAGAATGAAAAAAGCAAAATCAGACGCTAAAAAACCAGCCAGGTTGGTAACCCTCAAAAAAAATGGTGCAGAAAGCAAGATGCACGATGCTGTGAGTTATTTCCACAGTGAACAAGAAGCTAGAGATCGTCACGCATCAATTGTTAAATTAAATCCAGGGCGTAATATCCGTCACAATCTGTATATAGATGACAAATTTGTGGAAGTGTTGAATGAAACTGGCAGTGGGGGAGGCACCAGTTCAGGGGCCATAGCCAGTGTTGCCAACCCATTTGGGATTGTCATGCGACGTCCCAGCTTGTTTGGATATGTTCCTGCAAAAAAACGCAGCAAATCTAGGCAAAACAAGTAAAATTATAAATAGTCATGCAACAATGCAACCTTAACAAGGAGATAAATTATGGCCTACGGTCAAACTAACGTAAATGAAGGCGCACGTGGTGGTGAATTCCTCACTGGTGATCTCAGTTACTTCACTATCAAAACTGTTGTTCCTTGCTATCCTACCAATGTCAAGGCCCCTCTTGCTACTGCCCTCAAGGCACGCAACTGGACCAGCCTCTCTGCTGCCCGCACCATAACCGTGGTGGACGGCAATGGAGCTAGTGTTACTTATGACACCGATGCAGAATACACAAGTGCCTACAACAAGCAACAGAATTTGGATACTCTGATGGCTGTGTTTTCAACTGGTGCCAATCCAGTTGTTGTCAACATCAGTGCCGCAATCAGTGCCGATCCCAGCGCTGCAAATGCTGCATTCCCAGCTACTGCTACAGGCGTAGCCGACAATGAATTCGGTGCTACATACAACTCAGCCAACACCGCAATCTACACAATCAACATTGTTACTGAAAAATATCGTAGTTGGTTAGTAACAGGTGTTGGTGCAGGGTCAAATGCCAATGGGTATGAGTTGTTGTATGCATTGGATGGTGTGCCTGTGTTAGACACAACTGCAACAACTCCTGCAGGTCCGCAAGATGCAACAGGTATTGCTATTTCTGTGGCTACTGGTGCATTTGTTGTGGCTGGTGCAAGTGCAGACAACAACATCGTTGCTATTGCTAGCGACACACTACCCAAAGTTGCCTAACCTACCTGGGTAGATCATCCTTCAAAAGGCGCAGCAATGCGCCTTTTGTTGTCTCTGGTAGAATATCTCTTAAATAGCTGATCATGAAAGTAGACAATCTCGACAACAAACTTTGTAAGACTGTGTTTGTTCGCAAAAATGGCGCAGTCAAGGCAGTCAAAATTCCCATAAAAGTCAAACCAGTTTTGGCTCAAACCCCCATGTTCCCTATTGAAAGGCCCACCACAGATGGCACAAAATGAACTAGCAAAAAAGGTCAGTAGCCTTGTAGATCTCAGCATAAGTCGTGTGAAGGCAAGCATGGACAAACTGCATGTTGAAGAATTGATCAATCTGTCTGCAGCCGTGGATCAACAAGATCAATCAGCTGTAAGAGCTATTTTGGATCAGGCCCAGCCAGAAACCCAACTCAAGTTGACTGCCCAACAAACTCTCCGAGAGATCAATCGTATGGGCAAAGATTTGCTGAAAAAACACCAGCCCTTGGACAAAGTATGGGAATTGATTGGCAACACCAATATAAATGACTGGAAAATCATGTGGCCAGCTATAGATCAGGATATCATGATATCTTTGTATGTACTAGCAGCTGATCAAGAAACTGACAGTATTAGTGCAGATCAAGCAGCAGAAATTCATGATTATGGCCAAGATTTTGTCACCGAATCTCATGTGATTTATCGCAACCAATTATGCGAAGTTACAGTTCCTAGAGGACCCAGTCATACCCTGGGGATCAATTATTTGGGGAAAACAAAAATGGTATCACGATCAGAAGTGCAAAAAATACAAGAACATGTGTTGGGAATGACACAAATGCCTCATTTGGGTAGAATGATGGAATTGGCTGGCATTGGATCCACGCCCAGTGTGCTTGATCATGGCATGACGGAAGATCATTTGCTTGCTACTCCACATGTGATTGTGCAACTGGATGTGCTGGACCCTTACCAAACTAGAGTGAAGGTGCCCAACCTGGATGGCACCACCACACTCAAAGGGTTGCAACTGAGAATAAATCGTTTGCAAAAGGAACTACAAGCACAAATCAACAAAAGTTTGTATGATCATGCAGAACACACATGCGAGCGGTTGAAAAACAGCTTGTATGCCATGCGTGTTGCCTTGGATTATTTGGACACCCAAACCACCCTTCAAGAGATGTCCAGTGAAAATCGTTGAACTCATAATGGGCATAAACACCATGCTCAGCAATGAGCAATATGCACTCTTGAAACACATACAACAACATCATCAGGGGTGTGTGTTACGCAAGCTCCTAAGTGAACGTGATCAAATGGTTGCCAACCAATTGGTCCACATGCAGGTGTTGACAAGAATACTTGATCAAGGCAAAATATGTTATCAGTTGCCTGACATTGACCAATCTTGGAGGTTATAATATGAGCACAGTGAGTTTGCAAGAACAACAGGCTATGGCAAGACTGTTGGCCATCATGAATGGTCAAACTCCTCCACCTTTGAATGAACAGTTCCACACAGCTAGTTCTGCACCCGTGGAATTGGCTGGTGCTGGCCAAATAACTGACCAAGACAAAACAGCCATGAAACAAATTTTGTTGAAGTTGGAACAAGCTGTAAGTGACACTAGCGCGGCCATGCTCAATGAGAGTGCCCAGAATATGCGTGTGCAGGAAGCCCTGGCTACACAGTCTGTGAATAGTGGTGTACGCATTGGAATTTACAAAATTGAACAACAAAGGGACGAAAGCCGCATTGCTGGTAAACAGTTCTACAATGTGATCAACAGTGTTAGTAACCATATTGTTGCGCATGAACTCAGCTTGTATGAGGCAGCTCATGCACTGGTGCGTTATCTAAACAACGGCAAATATTTCAACAGTCCAGAAATTATCCAACTTTTGGAAGCAGAAAGGGCCTATACCAGTCACAAAATTGACGCAGTGCGCTATCATCGCATGATGCAACGCGCGATCATAAACCAACAGCACAACAAAGCCCATCTCATGGAAACTCGCAAACAGGCCAGCATGGACAGGGCCATGGTTCACAAACAACAAATCAAAAACATACATAACACGCAAATACTATGATTGTGACCCCTGCTGCCCTTGAGCACATACAACAGCATGTGTGTGATCACACGCCCTGGTTTAGGATCACCATACAAGCTGGTGGATGTAACGGGTTTGAAAAAAAATTTCAGCTTACTGATCACACAGATCCTGATGATATTACACTCTCTAATATGATTGTTCTGGATCCAATCACCTTTCAAATGCTAGACCATGCTGTGTTGGATTATGAGTGTTTGTTGCATCATCAGGGATTGATTTTAAAGATACCACAAGCTACCAGCACATGCGGCTGTGGCAAAAGTTTTGATATTTGATTGTCAGACATGCGAAAAATTTAGAGATGGTGTTTGGTGCAACATACCAACAAATTTTCTTAGCTTCAATCACTCATCCTAATCTGTTGTCTTGGGTGTGAATAGTCTTTGGCAAGAAGATGTGAACTACCATGCCCTAAAGGGACGTGGCCTCCTGCTTGATCGTGGTGGCTGACAGCAGACCCCAATGAGTGAGAATATCTGTGACCACATCCACAGAACGTATCTGTTGTTCCTGTTGTGGGGTTGGCTAAATCCAATATCTCAATTTCATATCTTGTCGATATATATAATAGAGTCCATTGCCGCTATCCATCCAAGGGGTCTAGCACCCTGGCTTTCCGCGGCGGGACATAAATAGGAACAAACAAACCGAGTTTGGACCATGTTTATCAATACCCTGGATAGCCCTTCACACAAACTACAGCAGTTGCTACACACGCTCAAGCATGTACATCAGTTTGAGTTTGTAAGCCGTGAGCCTACTTATTTGCAAGAAGCACATGAGCATTACCAATCTGTTCAAGATCAAATAGTCACCTCAAGTGCTTTCAACAGTTATCATTCCAATCCTGAATATACCAAAGCAGCTTTGATCACTGAAGCTGTAAAAATGCTATTGGAAATTGCCCCCAAGAGAAGGAAGAAATCTGCCGTGGAGGAAAGTAAAAAGAAGCACCCCAAACCTGACTTTTTGGATGTTGATCATGATGGCGATAAACAAGAGTCATTTAAAAAAGCTGTGGCAGATAAAGCCCAGGCAAGCAAACTAGATGAGAAATGGGGAACCAAGATGAAGACTGCTCCCAAAGATATGGGCAAATGGGATGGATGGACCATCGCTGAACTGAAGGCTCGCAAGAAAAAGCTCATGGACAAAGAGGATCGTACTGCTGCCCAAAGCAAGGAAGTAAGACAAATCAATTTTGCTATTCGTGCCAAACAACAAGATAGTTTCGGCAAGATCAAGCAAGAAAGCATGCTCATGGAAGATGAAAATCTGGACAAGGCAGAAACATTATTGGCTGCAAAAGATTTGAGTGACCGTCTACAAAATATGGCCGAAGATGCAGCCAAGATGGCTGTGGATCGTTTGATGCCCTTGGTGGACATTATGAAGAGCCAATTTGGTCAAGAACCTGCAGATGGATTTAATTCTGTGGTCAAAGCACAACTACAAACTGTGTTGGATACTATTATTGCAGCCAAAGATCAAACTGATAATGCAATTTTGTCCTTGCAGGGAGGTCAGATCCCCAGTCAGGCTGGTATTGCAGATATCAGCCAACCTTTGCCTGGTTCCGAGCTACCTGCACAACAGCCTGTAACTGGTCCTGTTGGTGGACAAGAAGAATTCACAGCCACTCCTGCCACAGCTGGTCCAGCACAAGAACCCTTGGGTCGTAGCATGAAAGAGCCCATGGCAGAAACAATTCAAGTGGGGGACAATGTGCAATTTGCTTTTGTTAAAGGAATGACTCCTCTCAGAGGCACAGTTTTGGAATTTGTAAAAGTACGTAAAACACAAGAAAATCATTATGGATATATGGTTGATATCCGCAGTGACAACGTGATCTACAGCGTGCATCCAGATCATGCCCAAAAGTTGATGGAAGGCAGCGTGCCTGAATTTGTACCCACACCAAAAAAAGGTAGTGTACCCACTTTTGTTCCTGGCAATAAAAAACCTACCATTAGACCCACCAACACTAGCAAACACACACCTGATAATAAAAAAGATCAGGAGTCAGCAGAACAGAAACAAGCTCCTGGTGGCAGAGATAATTATCAACAACAAAGTTTCACAGATTTCATGAACATGTTTAGTGAAAGCAAGAAAACTTGTATGGAATGTGGACAAGGATCATATATGGAAGCAGATGACGGAAAACTCAAATGCACAGAATGCGGCCATTTGATTTCCGAAACTGCTCTCCCTTCCACCACACAACAATTGCAGAATATGGCTACCAAAGGCAAGGACGCAAATGGCAAGCCTTTGACTCCACAGCAAAAACAAGCTGCCAAAAAGGCAGCCAATGAACTAGCCAAAGCCAACTTGGAAGAAAAGCTAACCAAAAAAATGACAGCTGGTGAAATTATCAGTGATTTTCTGGCAAGTGATGATCCCAAGTTCCAAGGCAAGAGCAAGGCTGAGCGTACCAAGATGGCACTGGGAGCATACTATAGCCTGCATCCAGAAAAGAGTAAACAACAAGAGAGTTTGAATAATTTGAAAGCGGTTGTTGAATCACTAACAACTGAATACAACAACCTAAGGGTAAAATTTTCGGCTCACAAACAGGAATTTCAATATCAATTAAATCAAGGTCTAGTACAAGATATCCTGAATGAAGGATATGGTCTACAAGGAGCAGCTATTTTGGAACAAATCAAACTAATCAAACAACAACTGAAAGAAAAAAGACAGCAACTACAACAAATCAGCCGAGATCTACATGCCCAATTGGATCTGGACCAAAAAATTATTGAGCGCGCACAAAGATTGCATGAACAAGTCCACAAGCTACCTTATGGAATTGTGGGACTTCTAACAGATAATACAAAATTCAAGAAATTTTTTGAATCAGAGCATGCAAGAGCAACATGGACAGAATTTAATCAAAGTACAATCAAAGAAAGTGTATTAATAGACCCCCAAGATCTATCAAGAATTAGCCAACGACTGACTGATACAATCTAATCACTGGGCGAAGATGTGCCCAACACATCTTCGCCCTTGCTCTATGAACACAAAAGAACCAGGCATCAACTATCTAATCATCATATATAAAGGGCTTGTGAGTCCAGCAGGTGTAGTCTACTGTTGGGCTGAAGCCACAACAGGCTTGCATGGCGAAGGACTAAATATGTGCTATGAGAGCATATGAATTTATAACAGAGCAAGCATGGGCAAAACAAGTGAGAGATCAATTGATCACTTACTTGACCACATTGCATGCTATGGGCATACAACAAGTGAGCATTGATCAATTGATCACTAGCATGCAACAAGACAAATACACAGTGGATTATCCTTATGTGATTGATATTGCCAAAAAAATGCAAATAGTTGATCAACAAGCCAGTGACAATGACACTATAGTATTCACGGATCCCAGTGGCAAACCCCAAGATCTTGGGAGCTCTAGACCTGATCAAGCTAACCAACCTCCCAACAATCAAACAGTAGTAGACAAAATGGCCAAGAGTGCTATTGATAAAAGGATTCCCTAATGGTAACAGCAAGCTGGTTCTTGAGTGCGACTGAGGCACGCAACAATATTGTCAAATGCATCGCTGTGCACAGTGAGATCAGTGCTATTGAAGATCAAGTTTTGTTGGCCATCCAACAAGGATACTATCAAACAACGGTGAGTGGTGGCACGTTGATGACCAACAGCACTACAAATTCCAGCCGCACTTTCACAGTCAACCCATCCTCCAACATACTCACTATCATCAACCACAATTTTAGCACAGGGGATGCCGTATTGGTGAGTAGCACAGGTGAACTACCTCCTCCCTTGTTGGCCTTGACTTATTACTATGTGATATTTGTAGATTCCAACAGCATAAGATTGGCAACTAGTGTGGCCAATGCCCAAGCAGGTCAAGCAATCAGCATAGACATTGATGCCGGCGTAAGCGCTGTATCCCTAGACAACGTGGGCAGCGGTTATCTCACTGCTCCCACAGTAAGTTTCACTGGAGGAACTCCCACTGATGTTGCGCAAGCACGAGCAGTTCTGGAAACTTTTGGCAATGTATATAGTGTTAGCATGCAAACTCTGGGTAGCGGATTTGTTGCTGCGCCCAGTGTAGCTATAAATGCTGCTGGCAGTGGTGCAAGTGCAGGCACAATATTGTTCAAACTTGTCAGTGCCAGTGTGAGTTTTGGTGGCTCGGGATTCAATGTAGGAGACGAACTGCTGACACTGTTTGGTAACCAAACAGGTGTGTTGAAAGTTATCAGTGTGAGTGGTGGATCAGTCACTGGTGTGCAAATAACCACAGCAGGTGTGTTTACCCAGGCTCAATTGCCTGTGCCTTTGACTGGTGTGTTGATGAACAACACAGGCACTGGCAGCGGTTGTACTCTTAATCTGGTCATGGGCATTGCCAGCATTGCTGTAGCCAGTGCTGGTTTGAACTATGTGAATGCACCATTGGTTACCATCACAGGAGGCGCAGGCAGCCAAGCCACTGCACGAGCCATATTGGTGGGTGGCACCGTCAGCAGTTTTCTCATAACCAATCCAGGCACAGGATACACAGGCACTCCCACTGTTAATATCACCAGTGGTAGTGGTGCCACAGCAGTGGCAGTGCTTACACCATCTGATGTGAGTGCCATTTACCTGCAAAATCCAGGATCTGCAGTGGGCAATCCGCCATCAGTACAGCTTACAACACCAGGATCAGGTGCAACAGTGGGCACTATTACTCTCCAAGTTGTGTTGGCACAAGTCAACAACAGAGGCATTGGCTATACACTGGGAGACTCACTATTGGTGAGTGGAGGTGCTGGATTGAGCAATTGCACTATTCAAGTTACTGAAATTGATGCAAACGGTACAATTAGAGGGTTTAATATAACAGCTAGAGGCAGTTATACAAGTTTGCCTGTTCTAACTGCCAATAATGCTTATGGTGGTACAGGTGCAGGCGCCAGCTTTGATTTGGTTTTTGGTATTAATACAGTCAGTGTACAAACATCAGGCAGTGGATATCCTGTCCCGCCCCTGGTTATTTTCAGCGGAGGCAATGGCTCAGGCGCACAAGCACAAACTGTTTTGTCCGGAACTGCTGTGCAAAGTGTTGAGGTGACCAGTCCAGGAACTGGCTATACTAGTGTTCCCACCGCTGTTTTCACTCTGGGCAGTGGGGCCACCGCACAAGCACATTTGATTCCCAGTGCTTTGGATAATTTGTATATTGTAAGCGGCCAAGGCGGGAGTGGTTACAATGATCTCAGTCCCCCGTCTGTTACAATCACTGGAGGCGGCGGTCAAGGTGCCACAGGCAGCGTTCAAGTCACAGGGGGTGTGGTCACAAGCATTAGCTTGACCAACGCAGGCAGTGGATACACCAGTTTGCCCACAGTTGTGATTGACCCGCCTGTGAGTGGCACACAAGCACAAGCGTTGGCGGGCATGCTAACCTACATTGATCATGTGACTGTTCTCAATTCCGGTAGCAATTATATTATTGCTCCCACTGTGGAATTTGCCTATGGTGGAGCCCAAGCCTACAGCTTGTTGGAACCCACCAGCGTGGCTAGTATTAGAGTTTTGACCGGAGGCAGCAATTATACTGCCAATCCCACACTGTCTTATACCGCAGCTCCACAACAAGTGGATCTGCCCACCTATCCTATAGCAAGTGTGAATCGTAGTTTTAGTGTCAATAGTATTGTTGTCACCAACAGCGGAAGTGGGTATGACCTTACACCCACTGTTGCCTTGAGTGCACCTGCCAGCGGTGGCACACAATCTCTAGCCACTGCAACATTGGGGTATGGAACAGGAATCTTCACCATACAAGAAATCAATGCCAGTGTGGACTATTATCAAGTGTGGAGCAATTGTGCTGCCAGCAATACATTGTTGGTGAGACCCTATCAAGATCAAATTGCAGCAGTTATCAAATATTTCACAGATTTGGGATACGTGATCAGTCAGAGTGTGAACCCTGCAACTGGCAATACATTTGTTTGGACAATCAAATGGTAGACGGTCACATGCCAAAGACTGGTCAATTGCCAATCAATCAAAGGTGGCTAGGGCATGTTTGTGCATGGAGGATTGCAGCAGGCAATCTTTGCATTTGGTTGTCAACAATTGTGCATGCATGCTTGAGAACAATAGATCTCTCAAGCACACTAGCATGCGCTTGGTTAGGTGAAAGGTTTGACCATGCGTAGTGATCGCCATCCTTATTTTCTCTTGCGTGCAAGCAAAAAACCACAAGTTTTAGAATGGTTGATTCGAGCTGAAAACATGACCATGGAGCAAGTGGATCAACTCAACATCAAGCCAGACCTCAAAAAGGCCATGTGTTATGTTGTAGAGCAAAAACAATTTCAACAGAGCGATCAAAAAGCTCAACGGTTGGCTGATCTTATGATGCAAAATGATCAACCTCATCAACAAGAGTTTCAAATATATAGATATCAGGGACCCACTACATTTGCCCAAACAACAACCCAAACGCAATTGGAGATCCCCCAAGGAATTTTCTGGGGATTATACAACAACCAAATGTTTATAAATCATTGTTGGATCAACTTGCAGGACAATTGGGATATTTTCTCCCTCAGTGTATTCAACAGCGTGGGCATTGCATCAACCATTAATTTTTTCAACAGCAACAAATACGAATTGGCTCTTGATAGACTGAAAAATATCTTGTAGAATTTATACAAATTCTTGGATCAATCAAAAACATGGATAGTTTGACTGTGGGTATTTTGGGAGGTGGACAATTGGCCCAAATGCTTTGTTTACAAGCACACAACTTGGGATTGCACACATTGGTTGTCAGTGATCAAGAACAATCTTGTGCAAAATCAGTTTGCACTCAGTTTGTACATGCTTCATGGCACGACATTGATAAAATTAAAAAGTTTGTTACACAAAGTGATGTAATTGCATTTGAATTTGAAAATATACCACAACACATTTTGGACCAGCTGCCTCCCAACAAGGTGTACAACAACAGCCATGCACTGCATGTTTGCCAAAATCGTATTAGAGAAAAACAATTGTGCAATCAACTGTCCATCAAGACTGCTGAATGGGTCATAGTAGAAAATTTACAGCATGCCCACAGTGTGGCAGAACAAATGGATTACCAGTGTGTGTTTAAAACAGCCATGTGGGGCTATGATGGCAAGGGGCAAATAAGTGTAAGCAGGCCACAAGATGTTGCACAGGTAGAGTCTTTGTTACAACATCCACATGGTATCATATGTGAAAAATTGGTGCCTTTTGATTATGAAATCAGTATCGTTGTGGCAAGAGATACCCAATCGAAATTGCAATTTTTTGACCCAAGTGTCAATTATCATGTGAATCATGTGTTGGATCAAAGTATTGTGGATGACAGTATTCCTCACGTTCTAGTGGCTCAGGCCAAGACCTATGCACAAATGCTGGCTCAACAACTACAGATAGTAGGATTGTTGGCAGTGGAGATGTTTGTGGTGAATGATCAAATTTTGGTCAATGAACTGGCCCCACGTCCTCACAACAGTGCCCATTGGAGCCAGGATGCTTGTATGCACAGTCAATTTGATTTGCATTTACGAGCTCTTGCGTGCCTGCCTTTGGTGAGCCCCATGCGCACACACAATGTTGTCATGCAAAATTTGGTTGGTACAAACAGCATGCAGCGACTGTTGGCAAGCCACTCCACAACCCAAGCTATTCCACACTGGTATCACAAAAATCAAGCCCTGGAAGGAAGAAAAATGGGTCATGTAAATTGTTTGTATGATATCATGCAACCCTTGTATGCTCTACAAGGCAGTGTGAATGTGGGATTTTGACCATGCAATTGTGTTTGGACCTTTTTGACTATAGTTCTGTGAAAAGATTGGAAGAATCCACTGGAAGAAAATATGTAAACAATTTGGGACAAAAAATTCCCAGTGTGACTACCATACTCAGTCATACTCAAGACAAAACACAGTTGTTGGCTTGGCGCAAACGTGTGGGTGACCAAGTGGCTGATCAAATCAGTCAAGAAAGCACTAGTTTGGGCACACTCATGCACACACACTTGGAAAACTATTTGCTGGGTAAGGATAGACCTGGTGGTACAAACTTTGGTAGAAAAATGGCCCATCAAATGGCTGATCAAATCATCCATAATGGACTGAAGAATGTGGATCAAGTGTGGGGTATTGAGGTACCATTGTGTTATGAAAATTTATGGGCTGGCACCGCTGACCTAATAGGTGTTCACAAAGGTGAACCTGCCATCATGGATTTCAAAACAACCAAAAAACCCAAAACTAGAAGTCGCATTGATGAATATCGACTGCAATTGACTGCATATAGAATGTGTCACGATCTCTCCTTCAATACTAACATTCGTAAACTTGTGGTTTTTATGTGCAGTAGAGATTTGCAATATCAAGAATTTGTATATGAATTTGACAACTTTGATCAGGATAGTACTGATTGGCTTTGGCGTGTGCATGATTACTATCTCCCACGGAAAGCCGGAGAGCTGTAGATCTGGACCTTGGGCGGCTGATGGTTGAATTTTATAAATAGATTTATGAAACTGCCATATCTCTATAGGAACCATCAATTCCCACAACAGGACCTACAGATGCAGTCTGTGGGCAATGCAGTGCGATACCCCTACAATCATTTCCTCCAGGTTAACATTGATGAAAATCAATTGATCAAAAAGTTTTTTTGGCAAGCGGACATGTGCAAGCACTTGACCCAGTTGAACACAGCCCACAAGTGGACAAATCCAACGTACAGTCAGGTAATACAACCATGCATAAGTGACTTGGTTTGTGCACTGAAAGACATAGGTGCTGGTTTACCCAAATTTAAGAACAAATATATTACACCTGTTATTTTTAGATGTCCACAAAATGTCTCAATCACTAACGATAGATTATATCCAGCCAAGATTGGTCACATCAAGATTGTATTGTATGGAGATTTGACCTCATTCAAAGGTGTGGCTGTCATACAAACACCATCACGTGTTTGGTTGGCAAATTTTGTAGTAGATGGGTTGGAACAGCCCTTGGTGGAAAACATAACCCAGCCAGTGGTTGGGGACGTCAACAGCAAATTAACCATCCTATCAACTAGTGTAATATTGTCCACGCACAAGCCATTAGTGAAAAAACCATCAGGTATCCGACTGCTACATGGCAAACTATCAAGCAAGCAAAACGCAGGTAAGGATAACATCCAAGACAAAAACAAGCAGCTGAGGACTCATGATCTGGTTCGCTGCCCAAGATCAAACCATCTATCTCAGACCAGTGCGAGAATAGTCAAATCACATGACCCAAGCTCAGTTGCAACACTCAATGCAGATGCTGGTTGGACTGTATTAGCTGGTTCATTAGCCTACAAGTTGCCTAGGCCAGGGCACCTTGTTAGACGTATAAATCAGTGGTTACTAAGCAGCAAACCCTGTGCTGCAACTGTTGCACACAAAAGTCACTGGAATCTCACGCAACGAGAATACTATTATGATGATTGCACAATCACACAGCACAGGCACTTGAATGCAGAGGTCAGAATCAGCAACTGGGAACATCAACAGTGCAGTATGGGTCATGCAGGGTTGGAAATGCTCCAAGAGCATGTGGATGTGGTAACACACAATCTAACTGATTGGGGTCTGATGTCAAGCACGACGTTAGAACAAGAAGTCACAGCCCCTAGGGCGTGGTAGTTCAAAAGGAATATCAACACATGGCTGTTAGCACAAGGAATATCAACACATGGCTGTTACCACTATAGCTCGCATACAGCATAGAAGAGGACTCAAGGAAGATTTACCACCCAGCTTGGCCGAAGGCGAACTGGGATTTTGCATGGACACTAGAGAACTGTTCATTGGCAATAGTGCAGCAAGCTCTGGTAACACACAGGTGTTGACTGATACAAGTGACGTTGTACAATCTATTCCCTATGAATTTTTAAGCAGCACTAGTGTGGTCAGTCAAACTGGCGCCAACATGAACGAACCTGTAGTTAGAACTTTGCAACAACAGTTGGATGATCAATGGGTTAATATTCGGGCATATGGTGCACAAGGAGATGGACAAACTGATGACACTGCTGCTATAAACAGAGCCATCCAAGATTTGAGTACCAAAAATCTGAGTGTTGCAGAAAGTGTTTGGCAAGCACGCAAAGCATTGTGGTTCCCCAGTGGAACATATTTGATTACCAGCAGTTTGTTGGTGTATCCGTGGGTAAGACTGGTGGGCGAACATCAAACAAGCACCCAGATACAACTGACAACTGGTCTACTCTCACCCACTACACTTTTTACCACAGTGGACAGTCAAGGACAAACTGGGGTTAGTATTGGCAACAATGGTGCTGTGGCTCCTCAACAAATTTATGTGAGTGATCTGTCCTTTACAACCAGTGAAGATCATGATTTAATTTTGTTGACAAGAGCCCAACATGTTTCCTTTGAAAGGTGTACGTTTAGTGCTGCATGGAATTTGGGGGATCCTATTCCCTCACCTGCACCCATTGCTGTGCAAATAGAAAAATTGGGTGGAGCTATTGACTGTGAACATTATCAATTCACAGAATGCACCTTCCAAAACATACCTAGGGCATTCAATTGTGAAGATATTGTGAATTATGTGACCTGGGATAGATGCACGTTCAACACCTTGCATTTGGGTATTCGGTCTGACAATCAGGCGACTGAACCTGGTGTGAGCTGGGCCGCTGTCAGCAACAGTGTGTTTGTGGATATAGAAAGTTTTGGTATTCAATGGTTGAGTAGTAATACTGGTGCTGGTCCTGGAATTGCCAGTAGTGCTTGCCGATTTATCAACGTGGGTGCAAGCATGCCTGATAATTGTATATTATGGGGTGTCGAGAGTAACAGTTGTAGCAGTATGGGTGACCAATTTGACTTGTCAATAGTTACTGTGCCTATACATGATCAAGGCACTGGCAATATGATTGTTGATGCACAATACAACAGTATTACCACCAATACCAGTTTGACCTTAGCTGCCACTGATCCTTATGTAATTACTCCCACTGACATTGTGGTGATTGTTCCAACAGATATACTCACAAACCCCGAGATCACACTTCCTGCATCACCTGCTAATGGTAGACTGGTTCACATCAAAGATGGGCGAGGACTGGCATCCACCAACAACATTAATGTCAATCCCAATGGAAAATCCATCGAAAGTTTGGGAGTAGGTATAAATTACATAATCAACACCAACTATCAAAGTACTACTTTGGTTTATGAAAGCACTGTTCAGAGATGGCACATAATCTAACCCATGCCCAATCCATTTTTATCTGATCCAAAATCCAGGTTGCAATCTTGGAAAAGCTTGCGAGAAACCTTGCAAGCTCAATCCAATGCTGTGGATCAAATAGACATGTGTGTGCAATTTTTCAAACAAGCAGGATTTGAAAATTATTATTTGGATTGGGACAAGCATAGCGATTGGCCAGGTGCGTGGGATCTCATTTGGAACAACAATTTTTGTCCCAGCAGTTTAAGTTTGGCAGTGGCATACACACTGTTGTTGGCAGCACCTGGTACCTTTGAAAATCTGAGCTTGAGATTGATTTTGGATCGAACCAACAGCATTCAAAAAATAATTGTTGACTGGGACGATTGGTGGATAAACTACAACTACCTTGACAGAACAGACAAAAACAAGCTAAAAACAAGTGTAACACTCAATCAATGGATTTATCAAAACAAATCATGGCAACAGCAATGACCAAAATAATTTGTAATCTTTATAGAGAATAGGGGTTGAGTGTTTTTAAATAACTCCACCTACAGTAGACTTGATACTGTACAATCCACAAACCAATAATTCCAAGGGATACGCTGATGACTGCTAGATCTGGTGAGCCTATCTTTGTTGAAAAAAGAAATGGCGACAAAGAACCACTTAATATCGACAAAATTCATAGACAGGTCATGTGGGCCACTGAGGGCCTGAGTGGTGTAAGTGCCAGTGAAGTAGAGATCAAAACTCAACTACAATTTTACAACCGAATCCGAACTGTGGACATTCAAGAAACTTTGATCAAGGCTGCTGCCGATCTGATCAGCTTGGATGCACCCAACTATCAATTTGTTGCAGCTAGATTGGTCAATCATCACATACGCAAAGAAGCTTATGGTGATTTTGCTGTTCCAGATCTTTTGCCTCATGTGAAAAAAGTAGTGGAGGCTGGATTTTATACCACAGAATTGCTGGAATGGTACACACCTGAAGAGTTTGACATCCTGGACACCTATATTGATCATACTAGAGATTTTGATCTCACATTTGCTGCCATGGAACAATGGCGAGGCAAATATCTGGTGAAAAATCGTGTGACAGGTCAATTGTTTGAAACTCCTCAAATGGCCTATATGTTGATTGCTGCCACATTATTTCATAACTATCCCAAACACAGCCGACTCAAATGGGTCAAAGATTTTTATGACAGCATCAGTTTGCATGATATTAGCTTGCCCACACCCATCATGGCAGGTGTGAGAACCACACAAAAACAATTCAGTTCATGTGTGTTGATTGAAAGTGATGATAGCTTGGATAGTATCAGTGCTGTGAGCCATGCTATTGTACGTTATGTTAGCCGTAAAGCAGGTATCGGTTTGAACGTTGGTCGTATTCGGGCAATTAATTCACCCATTAGAGGTGGGGATGCCTATCACACAGGTGTGACTCCTTTTATCAAGTTGTTCCAGGCATCAGTCAAGAGTTGTGCTGATGAAAACACATGGGTTGAAATTATTGATGAAGAATAATCACCCTAGAGACATTCAGACAACCATTCAACCAAAGGCATTCAAACATGAAGACTAAAAGAATACAACTCAAAGATTTGAAACCAGGGATGCGAATCAAGAGTTTTGATGGAAACAATCATGTGTTTCAAAAAGTAGTGGATGTTTGGCAGACAATTGTGGACCCTCAAGACCGCCTGATTCTCACCTTCACCAACGGTACCAAGCTCAAATGTAGCGCAAGGCATCCTATTATGGTGCTAGAGGATGATCAATTGATCCAAGTGATGCCCAAAGAACTAACACAATTTCATGAAATTGTAACTGACACTGGCACCTGTTATTTGGAATCCCTGGAATCTGATTCCTCAGATGTTCGATATCTGGATCTGGAAGTGGAAAACACAAACACTTTTTTTGCAAGTGCGGAAAAAGCCGACCCCTTGATTTTAACACATAATTGCAACCAAGGTGGTGTGCGATCCGGCGCCGCCACAGCTTATTTCCCATTCTGGCATCTTGAATTTGATGATCTAATTGTGTTGAAAAACAACAAGGGCACAGAAGAAAATCGTGCCAGGCACATGGATTATGGTGTGCAATTCAACAAACTAGCCTACGAACGGTTGCTGTCAGGTGGTAACATCACACTGTTCAGTCCCAGTGATGTGCCTGGCTTGTATGATGCTTTTTTTGCTGACCAAAACCTATTCCAAGAATTGTATGAGAAATATGAATCTGATTCCAAGATCCGCAAAAAAACTATCAGGGCAGTGGATTTGTTCACCACATTCATGAACGAACGCAAGAACACTGGCCGTGTGTATATAATGAATGTGGATCATGCCAACACACATGGTTCATATATAGAACATTTGGCTCCTATCAGACAGAGCAATCTGTGCCTCACAGGTGATTCACAACTTAACATTCAGCACACAGATGGTATTGAGAAGTCCATGGACTTGGCTAGCTTTGTGCAAGCCTGGAACTATGGTGACATGAATAATGTGAAGGTACGCAGCTACAACACAGAAACTGGAGAGTTTGTGTGGAGTCAAGTGAGTGCTGCTGCCTGGACTGCCACAGTAACTGAACTTGTGGAGATTGAGGATGACAAGGGCAACGTGATCCGTTGCACTCCTGATCATCAAATCTGGACCAAGAACAGGAGCTGGGTGATGGCCAAAGATTTGGCAGAAACTGATCTGGTATGTACTGACACAAATCTTACACAAGACAGATACGTGGGACTCAAATTTCACAAAATTCAAGTGGAACCAACTCGTGTGTATGATATCACTGTACCAGAAACTTCTGCATTTGTGGCCAACAATGTGGTGGTTCACAATTGTGCAGAAATATCTTTGCCCACTCTACCACTTCAAAGCATTGACGATGAAAGCCCTGCTGTGGCACTCTGTACTCTTGCAGCTATAAATTGGGGCAAGATACGTGAACCCAAGGATTTTGAAAAGCCTTGCCGGCTGGCAGTAAGAGCATTGGATGCACTCTTGGACTATCAGGAATATCCAGTCAAGGCAGCAGAGGCACACACCAGGAAATTTCGCCCACTGGGAATAGGCATTATCTCTTTGGCGTACTGGATTGCCAAGATGGGTTTCAAATACAGTGACGACAGCGCACTTGCCTCCTTGGATGAATATGCTGAGGCCTGGAGTTATTATATGATAAGAGCCAGTGTAGATTTGGCCAAGGAACGCGGTGCACCTGAGGGGTCAAAATTAACCAAATACCATGAGGGTATTGTGCCCATTGACACACGCAAACGAGATACTGATGAACTGGTGGGCTATGCTGAAAGATTGCCCTGGGATAAATTGCGCGAAGATCTCCGAGCATATGGCATTCGCAACACAACACTGTTGGCTTGCATGCCCAGTGAGGCATCCAGCTTGATCAGCAATTCCACCAATGGTATCGAACCACCCCGTAGCTTGATTTCCGTCAAACAAAGCAAAGATGGCGTGATGAAACAAGTGGTTCCAGAATATCGCCGACTGAAAAACCGTTATGAACTGCTTTGGGATCAAAAAAGTCCTGAAGGATATCTCAAGATTGTGGCAGTTCTACAGCGTTGGATGGATCAAACCATCAGTGCCAACACCAGTTACAATCCCAATTTCTATCCTGATGGACAGTTGCCCATGAGTGAAATGCTACGTCATATGCTGCTGATGTACAAATGGGGTATAAAAACCGCGTACTATTTCAACGTATTGGATGGGCAAGAAGAATTGAATGTTGACAAGCTGATGCTGGAACAAAATTCAGATCTCCTAGACAAAACAGATCCAGCAGAATGCGAAGCTTGCACCATTTGAATGTAGGCACATGATTGAGTTGATCAACAATATCCTTTAAACTAGCTGGCAGATATAGGAAACCCACCCAAGATGACTTTTCAAACACTAGCAAGTGATGTTCAAAAAGATCATGTGAAAAATCTGGCATTTTTGGATGACAGTGGTACCACCACAGTTGCCCGCTATGACCGTATCAAATATCGTGTGTTTGATCGTTTGACTGAAGAGCAGCTGAGCTTCTTTTGGCGTCCCAGCGAGATTGATCTAGGCAAAGACAGCAAGGACTTTCGATCGTTGACAGCGCACGAGCAACACATATTTACCAGCAACCTCAAAAGGCAGATTGTGTTGGATAGCGTGCAAGGCCGTGCGCCCAATACTGCCTTTCTCACACTCACATCGTTACCTGAGCTGGAAATTTGGTTGCAGACTTGGGCCTTCAGTGAGACTATTCATTCCAAAAGCTACACACATATCCTTCGCAATGTCTACAGTGATCCCAGCAAAGTATTGGACGAGCTCATGGATGTTGAGGAGATTGTGGATTGTGCAAGGGACATCACCAAACACTATGATGATCTCATCAATTATACCATGCAGTATCATGTGTTGGGAGAAGGCAGTCACAATGTGAACGGCAACATTCTCACAATCAGCAAGCGTGAACTCAAAAAGCGTATCTGGATGGCACTCAACAGTGTGAATGCTTTAGAGGGGGTGAGGTTCTATGTGAGTTTTGCCTGTTCATTTGCCTTTGCTGAACTCAAGAAGATGGAAGGTAATGCCAAGATCATCAAGCTTATATGTCGTGATGAGAATCTGCATTTGGGCAGCACACAAACCTTGATCAAACTGTTGCCCAAGGATGATCCTGAATTTGCAGAAATAAGAGATCAAAATATTGCCCAATGTCAACAATTATTTGAATCAGCAGTCAGCCAGGAAAAATCCTGGGCAGGTTACCTGTTCAAGGATGGAAGTATGATTGGTCTCAATGCTGCACTATTGCAAGACTATATTGAATATATCGCCGGAGTGCGCATGGAAAGTATAGGGCTCAAAAACCCTTATGGAAGGAAACCCAATCCTCTTCCCTGGACACAAAAATGGATCAGTGGCAAAGAGGTGCAAGTGGCTCCTCAGCAAACGCAAATTTCCAGCTACAGAATTGGTGATGCCAAGATGGACGTAAATGACACAACATTCAAGGGTCTCACACTCTAATCTGCAATTGCCATGTCCTGGATACACAGCCAGCCTCAAACCCCAACCCAAATGAACTTGAGAATACCTTCACTGTCCAAAAACGTGGTGCAATTGTGTAAAACTTTGCACTGCTCGTGGGTAGGCTGGGTCCCCGTTATTACGCAACCTCACTGCCGTGTGTGGGATTGTCATAACAACAGTTTGTATTATACCTCCTGGTATGGAGGACTGAGAGTAATCGGTTATTATTTACTGGAATGTGTGGATTCAGGAAGAATTGTAGCAATACTTCATAGTATTGTTCAAAAAGAAAATCAAAAAATGATAGATATAACACCTTTTGATGATAACCGCACTTATAATCTTTTTGCTGTGCTTAAAAATCAAACGCCTGATTATTCTCGGCAAGAGATTTGGTGGCCCCACAAATGAATATCCACGCTAATCCCAAGAGTTTTTTTCTACAATAATTGGCTGATGCCTTTGGAACACAGCCCCCTTGGGTTGTTTGATACACTTATTTTTTTTTTGAGGAGATAATTATGCAAGCTGAAATTTATACCAAGGACATGTGTCCCTATTGTGTGAAGGCCAAGGAACTTTTACGTGAGCTCAATATTGATTATGTGGAATACAAAATTAGTGCGGGTTTGGATGAATCCACACTGGAAAAAAATCAATTTTATGTTACCAAAGCGGATCTTTTGGAAAAACTACCCACTGCTCGTACTGTTCCCCAAATTTGGATTGATGGCGAACATGTGGGTGGTTTTGACAACTTGTGTGCTATGCATGCAAGTGGCCAATTGGACAAATTGATGGACAAGATCAGCTTGCCTATTAAATAGGCTTATGCGATTACAATATCTTCAAGAAGCCATACGTTTCAGCCCAGCTGACTATCCAAGTATCATGCATGATCCTCTGTTGAGAGTGGGTTATGAAATAGAATTCATAGGCATCAAAGATCATTACTCTGTAATGTTGGACAAGCTGGCGCAAGATCTCAATCTGTCAGTAAAATGGAATCCAAGCACCAAGCAAGTTACTGGTGGGATGTGGGGCCTGGTGTACGATCAAAGCATAGAACCTGATTATCCTTTCCGGGAGCAGGGCTGGGAGTTGATCAGTCCACCTTTGCCTGTGGAGCAGGCTTTGATTCATCTCAAGGATATCTTTGGATGGATAGAAGCAAACAAATATTATACTAATAATACATGCGGGTTTCATGTGAATGTCAGCTATGGCAACAAAACACAGAAAGCTGATAGCCTCAAATTGATCCTGCTGTTGGGAGAACAATACTTGGCTGATTTGTTCCAGAGGGCAACAAATGAATTCGCAGCCAGCCATATTCAAGAACTCAAGGCAAAAATTCTCAAAAATCCCCAAATAGTTGTATCAGCAGATACTGATATAAACCAACTGAAAAAAGTTTTGAGGAAAATGCTCAGCCAAGAGAAAAAACGAACCGTCAATTTGGGTAAACTGGCCGAAAAAGGTTATCTGGAATTCAGGATAGCTGGAGGCGCCAAATACCATACACAGTATCAAAGAATCCTTGATGTAATTTTGCGTTATGCGTTTGTGCTCAAAGCTAGTTTGGATCCCAATAGTTTCAAGAGAGAGTATGCACAAGAGCTGGCTAGGTTGATCATGCAAGCAAGATCAACCAAGGAGTGATAACATGACAATCACACCAGAACAGAGACAAAGATTGCAATTGGAAAAGGATGCACTCCTACAAGAAGCTGCTAGCATTAGGTCCCAAGCCCAAGAGCTCAAATCACAAGGAAGTTCAGCTACCACAGCTGAACAAATGGAGGACATTAACAGCAGGCAAGAATCACTTGTTGCCCGTGTCAAACAAATCAGCTCAAGGCTCAACGAAATCAATCAACAACTTGCGCAAGAAACATTCCCACCAGCACAAGGTGCACAATTTACTGTAACCAATTACGTGACTTTGCAGGTGTTGGAAACCAACAACAGCCCCAATTACGGAGACCCCAACAAGGCATTGCAATCGCAAGTGAACGCAGCATATAATACTCCCAGTGTTCAAGCTTCAGGTATTACAACTCCCACAGTAAGCACTATTGCCAATCCTGCGGCTGATTTGATGGCTGCTGCCAGATCCAGTTCGCAGATAAGTGCTGAGCAGCTTCTGCAGCTGAATGCCAGCTTGGGGTCTCTGTCACAAGTGGGTCAAGTCCCCACCTTGCTCACCAACATGAGCAGTCATGCTCAAAATGTGTTGGACCAACCCACTAGAGTTTTTGATGCAATCAATTTGACCTTTCAGCCTGACCAAGCTGGCACAGTGGGCAGGTGCCAGACCCTGGGAGGGTTTATTGGCAGCATTCAAGGAGCATTTAATGGCACTTTGGGCGCAATCACAGCTGGATTGAACAATATTACCAGCGCACTAGTAGCCGTGCCACAAGCTATTCTTGCAGGATTTACAACTGCCACAAGTGCTGCCATTGCGGCAATCACCAGTGGTGTTCAACAAGTGATCAACACAACCATCCAAGCAGTTACGCAAGTAACCAGCGGATTGTTCAATGCATTGGGTAGTGCAGTGACCAGTCTTGTGGATACTGTGGGGCAAGCTGTGGGTACTGTAGCTCAAGCTATCAATTTGGAAATTAAAAATGTAAGCGATGCTCTCAACAGCATGTTGCAAAATGCCTTTCGACTGGTGGTGCCAAACACAACACCATGTGTGGGCAATATTTTTGCAGCAAGCAATCCCGCCAGCAGCAATTGGACTTTTCTCACCCCCAGCGGACAGGGTATGAGCATGAGTAACACTGTCAATTATGACAATTTGACTGATTTGCAAAAACAATTGAGAGCAGACACAGCCAAAGCCAGTGCAAGCATTCAACAATTCAATAGTTTGTTTTGACTTTTCATTTGACATCCTGATCACATTGTCATAAATTATATCAGTTGCTGTTTGTGTGTGACCAGTCACACACAAGAAAGTTAGACAAATAAGCTGGACAAGACGGGGTTTTCGAATACCCCCGGCTCCACCAGCAAACACGCGGGAAGCCCAATGTGTCTATAAATCGGGCGTAATATGTGTGACACCAGTCCCGTGTGTTTGCTTGTGGGGCCGACAGGGATAGATTGACAGTAGTAAGGTCAAAACTAGGTAATCGGTAAGATACGACCGCTCGTAAGAGATTTGTTCATCATTATAATGGCCAACGACAACGTTGCCCTTGCAGTGGCTGCCTAAACAGCATTGCAGCGTGTGGTTCACGTGGTAACAGAACGAACCCGGAAAGGGCGGCATTGCCGCCCTTTCTGTCAAAAATGTTTGCCATTTCAGTCCTTGGGTGGCAAGTGGTGTGGCAAATGTGGATGATTGACCACAATGAATTCACTTTGAAGCGCTCGGTCAGTTATCCAAATAATATCGTGCACGCTCACGCTTTTTGTTCTTATCTGCTTGAGTTTCAATTTCACTTTGTCCAACAAGTTTTGGCGGTCTTGTTGCATGCTGAGAAATTCTTGCTCTAGATCGTCTCCATCTGTTATATGACTACCATGAGCATCATAAATGTCATAATAATATTCATCCACTTGTGGATCATGTGTGGGTGTCTGTGTGCGCACATAGGTGCGTGATTGAAATTTCACCAGTCCTTGGGATTGATATTCATCAACAGCTTGAGCTATAGCTTGATCACTTATGGGTTTCAAATTAAGCAGTCTTGTATCTACACCAAGCATTTGTGCAGCCACATACCAATCACTAGTGAAACTGAGAGTGTTACGGGGTGATTCGCCTACTTCCAGAGGTGGTTGAGCTCTAAACAATAAAATGTGACTGCCATGAGTTCGCTCTAAAATTTCTCTTATGGGTGCAAAAGCTCTTGTCAACTGTTGTCTGATTTTTTGGCCCTTGGGGCTGGGATTCAAACTGTAAGCATCTTCCAATTGCCTGCTTTGCATGATACCAAAGTCTACCCCTGCTTGTGCTGCTCCAGGGAGCATGCCCACAAATAGATTGATTGCCTGAGCGGCAGGATCCTTCAGCTGATGATCGGCTTGCAGAACCTGTTGAGCAATCCCCAGTTGTTTTAAATTAGCACCCCCAGGGGCTTTCAGATCTTGAATTTTCATATTAATATTTAGGTTTGGTTGATTTGTCAACTGAAAACTGTTAGAATCATGTGTTGATTAGGAGGTCTCGCATGTTGGATAATAGTTCAGTTGTGTATGTGACAGCTCACAACAATCCACAGGTGATGGATGGTTTGAGATTGTTCATGCGTTCAGTTTACAATCAGATGGTTGCTGCCTTGGCTATAAGTGGAGTCAGTGCTTGGTTGACCATGATAATCCTGGGCCCTTGGCTCAGTGGGTGGTTTGCCTTGCTTTTGGCTTTGGTTCCATTGCCATTTGTGTTTGTTCTCAGTTATGGCATATATAATTTTCAATACAATACAGCCAAACTTTTGTTTGTACTTTTTGCCATCAGCATGGGAATGAGCATGAGTTTGTTGTTCCTGATGTTTACAGCAGAAAGCATTGTTGTGGTATTTTTTATCACTGCTGCCACGTTTGCAAGTGCCAGTATTGTGGGATACACCACAAAACGTGATCTCAGCGGCTGGGGAAATTTTCTCATCATGGGGTTGGTGGGAATTTTGATTGCCAGCATTGTTAACATTTGGTTGATGAGCAGCATGCTGAGTTTTGTAGTCAGTGTGTTGGCAGTGTTGATTTTTACTGCACTCACTGCATGGGACACACAAAACCTCAAAAACGATTATTTGACCAATGGAGATGTGTTGGGTTATGACAGCCCTGAACGCAGTGCCTTGTATGGCGCACTCAGCTTGTATCTCAATTTTGTGAACATTTTCCAGGCGTTGTTGAGTCTACTGGGGGATAGAGACGATTGAATTTTGAACACGTGAACCACCACCCAGGGCGGACTGTGTCCGCCCTTTTGCTGTTGACGCACACAACAAACTCTCCTACACTCTTAACATCAATTACAAGAATATCACATGGCCAAAGATCAAATTCGTAAATTAAGTGATGGTGCTCATATCCGTTTGAGAACGGAGATGTATTTGGGCAGCCGTAGCCCACACACACAAATTGTCATCAATTGGGACGGCAGCCGACTGGCTCCTCAAGAGGTCACCTGGGTGCCCGCAATTTATACAGCATTCAGGGAAATCCTGGACAACAGTTTGGATGAGTTGTTGGGTCATGGGCATGGAAACCGTATTGATATCGATTATGATATACAAACATGTACCTTCAAGGTTCGCGACAACGGCAGAGGCATTCCTTTGGATTGGGATGAACAAGAAAAAATGCACAAAGCCACTATGGTTTTGGTAAGCCCTCGAGCTGGTAGAAATTTTGATGAACGGGAAGTGGTACGTGGTACAAATGGTATTGGTGCAAGTGCCACCATTCACACCAGCAGCCAGGCTCATGTGACAGTTTGGCGAAATGGGGAAAAATTTCAACAAACTTTCCAAGAACCCACTGCTGTACTGCCTGATCTGCAAATCAGTAAACCCAAGATTACCAAAATCACTAGTGACAAAAGTGGCACAGAGATTGAGTTCACACCCAGCCAGCAAGTTTTCAAAACTCTCACACTGCCTGTGGATTTTATACGTGCGAGAATAACAGAAGTGGCTGCCAATCATCCGCAGGTCAAGTTTTATTTCAATGGTGAAAAAATCTCAGTCAAGGCCACCCTGGACAAAACATTTTTTGAACATGTGGATTTCGTCAAAGTAGCAGTCAACCAAGACAAATTTGAGAGCGTGTTTTATCTTGTTCCTCAATTTGCTGAGGAAGGTGAATTTGTTCACAGCACTGTGAACGATATTCCTGCATTCAATGGCGGCAATCACATTGATGTGTTCAAGAGAACATTTTTTGGCAACCTGCTCAAGACTCTGGAAAGAGAAAGCAAGCGTAGAGGATTGGTGCCCAATCGTAGCGATGTAAGCGAAGGCATTTTGGTTTACAATGTGACCACCATGCATGCTCCCAATTTTGACAGCCAGAGCAAAACTCGTTTGATCAACGAGGAAGTGGAAACTCATGTGCGAGCAACCCTGGATGATGAAAAACTTTACAAACGCATCATCAAGGAGCACAAATCATGGATTGATCATATCTATGCACGATGTGCTGCAAGGACCCAAAAGAAGGATGATGCAGAAACTGCCAAGCTGGCACGCAAAGTTTTGAGAAACAAGGTACCCAAACTCATGGATGCCACTGGCAAAGATCGCACCAAATGTATATTGCTTTTAACGGAAGGCGATAGCGCTATTAGCATGGCATCAGCAGTGAGAGATCCAGAAGTGCATGGTGGATTGCCTTTGCGGGGCAAGATTCTCAATGTGCGAGGAGAAACCAACAAAACAATCTTGGACAACCAGATTTGCCAGGATATCATGAGCAGTATTGGGCTAGTGTTGGCACAAAAAGTAGATAGGAATCAATTACGTTATGGGCAAGTATGGATCACTTGTGATGCTGATACTGATGGTGCCAACATCATGGCGCTGCTGACCAATTTCTTCTATCTACACTGGCCTGAATTGTTTGACATCAACCAACCACCATTCTTCTTGGTGTTCAGCACACCATTTATTATCCAAGAAGACAAAAAGAAACATCGTCACTATTGGTACAGCGATGATTGGCAAAACTATAATGGTGATGATTGGTCTGGCTGCCCCAAACCCACTCGCGCCAAAGGTTTGGGTAGTTTGGAGGAAGTGGACTGGGTCAACAGCTTGGCCAAGCCTAGGTTGATCCCCCTGTTGGACGATGGTCAAATGAGCGATACACTGGACCTACTTTTTAACAAAACTCGCGCTGATGCACGCAAAGAATGGATGGCTCTGCATTAACCTATCATGGAGAAGACTTCTTTTTCTTCTCCATAGTTTCCTTTCTCTTTGCGGCTATTTCTGCTTTTTTATCCGTGAATATAATGCAATCTTTCTACTATAGAGCCGTCGGGTTCTGACCAACCATGGACGGCAAGCCTAACGTTGTGTTAGCCGTTTATTTAGTCTATAATGATTAATACCAAGAAATGGATGACAATCTAATGGCAAAACAAGCAAGCAAGACAACCACACAAACACAGGCAACAGTTGTCCCTCAGATTGTCTCCACTGTAAGTAGTGACTTTATCAAAACCAGCAGTAGAGAATATGCCATATATACTGCACAGAATAGAGCAATCCCTAGTATCTGTGACGGATTGAAAGACGGGCAACGCAAAGCAATTTGGGGAATTCGCAATCTCAAAGAGAAGATCAAGGTGATCAGTCTCTCAGGTTCGATTATAGCCGAGGGTTGGTTCTTACACGGTGATGTGAGTGCCAGCGATACCATCAGCAGATTGGCAGCACCCTATCTCAACAATGTAACATTACTGGAAGGCGTGGGTGCATTTGGCACCAGAGTCACACCAGACGGGTGGGGTGCTCCACGTTACACGTATGTGAAAAAGAACAAGGCCACTCAGGCTTTGCTTTATCCTGACTTGGATATTGTGCCACTCAAGCCCAATTATGACGGTAGTGTCATGGAACCCTGCAACTTTTTGCCCTTGATTCCTCTAGTGCTGCTGAATGGCATCAGCGGCATTGCTGTGGGTTGGAGTACAGACATCCTACCTCACAGTCTCCAGGACATTGTCTCAGCGACCATCGCTGCCATTGATAACAAACCCATCCCCAAAATCCTACCCAAATTTGATTGCATGAATGTGCAAACAAAAGATCTGGGCGACAACAGTTATGAGTTTTCTGGCAGAGCAACTGTGGAAAGTGCCACTACTGTACGTGTAACCGAACTACCACCTGACCTATCCTTGGAACGATTCAAGGCTCGCTTGAACACCATGGAAGATGAGGGATTGATAAACACTTACACAGATCGTAGCACAAAAACAATTGATGTGGAAATCCGCTTCAAAAGGGGATCAATTGACAACTGGCAAGAACAGGATGCTATCAACTTCCTCAAGCTCAAAAGCAAGGCCAGTGAACGTTTTGTTGTGTTGGATTTCAACAACAGCAGCATCAGGCAATATGAGAATACTGAAGACCTAGTCAAAAGCTTTGTGGAATGGCGACTGGGTTGGTTCACAGTTCGATTCCAAAAACAGATTGCAGACTTGACAAAAGAGTTGAATTTTGCATGCGGTGTAAAAGCATGTGTGGACAAAGGCTTGCCCAAATTCCTGCCCATTGCCCCCAACAAAAGTAGTGTGGAAGATCAAGTGCGCAAAATTTGCACCAAGATCAAGTTGGATGACAGCCAGATCGAACGTTTGGTGAGCTTTCCCAGCTATCGTTGGGCACAAGACAGTGTCTCCAAGATCGAACAGGAGATTGTGGATTTGGGCAACCAAATTGTTGCCTTGGAAGACATTTTGAATGATCCCAAGCAGATCAAATCAATTTACAAACAAGAAGTACAAGCACTTTTGAAGTTGTGTTAGTGCATGTTCTCTCAGATGTGGAAGAGTTGTTACACATATATACCTTGCATTTTTTGCATAGATCATTGTAAGCTATACATTTTTTGCATACCTGTGTAAGCAGCTTTCTGTATTATCTCTTGGGTATTCATGTTGCAACGCAGCATATATAGTGTATTATATACGCAAGGAGGTATATTATGTTCAAAAAATTATGTAGCACACTTATTGCATGTGTACAAGTTTTAAACGAAGCTCGTGCACTACAATACACGCTAATGCACGAATATCGGAATCCCAACACTAAGGAGAACACAAAATGAAATTCTGGAATAGCCTTGAACAATGGGTTAGGGCATGGACTCAAACTTGTGAAGAGAGATATCTCAACCAATCTTGTGATATTAGTGATCTTGAGCAACGTATGCGCAATATCGAATACAGTCGTTGGCAACAACGCAATGGCAATGGTAGATTTGATCATAGATTCATCCTTTGACATTTTTGTTCTAATAGGCTAGATTGATCATATGAAATTTATTTTAATCAGTGACGTTCATGTGGACCACCAAAATTGGCAATGGAATTTGCTGGATGGGCTAGACAAACATGTTCCTATTGTGGTGGCCGGAGACATCAGCAACGATGTATTGGTAACCAGCCATTGGCTGGTTCAACTACGCAAGAGATTCAACAGTGTAATTTGGGTAGCAGGAAATCATTGCTGTTACAATAGTGGACTACATCAAACACGTTTGCGCGATCCTGAATTTGATAAAAAATGGCCCTATCCTACCAATATACAACAGATTTATGACCATTACTCTAGATGGAGTGCTGAGCATGACATTCATTTTTTAAATCGAACCAGTGTGGTCATCCACGGTGTGGAGTTTCTGGGCGCCACAGGCTGGCACAATTTTGATGCCCATGAACATCTTTCTCAGCAAAGCCAAATAGATGCTTGGAACCAATTTATGTGGGACAGTCAATGTGTTCACTGGGATCATCCTCAGCCACATCTGGCTGTTTTGGATCAAGCACAAAAGGATGCTGATTGGATAAGAACAACTATCAAATCCAATCAGCTGCCCAAAGTGATTGTAACTCATCATATTCCACAACAACGATTTGTCAAATTCACCAACAGTGTGGAGTGGAATTTGTTGAATGGTAGTTTTCTCAACACATGGTTGAGTGATTGTGTTGATGAGAGTGTGAGGTGTTGGTGTTTTGGTCACACGCATTTTAGAACAAGAGAAACTTATTTGGGAGTAGATTTCATCAACAATGCTCGAGGGTATGGTCATGAAAACGCCAACTGGCAGCCCTTGGAGGTTGAAATTGCGTGCTAGAATCAGGCGGGCCACAAACTACTCTTGGTAGTGACTTTTCAACTAGAAATTTAGATTCTTGTTGACACAATTAAAAAACTAGCCTAATATACGAACAAGGGTTGCATACAGCAAAAACAAGCTTTGGAACAGCACTAGGTCAACCCGACAGCCTACCCATGGATCATTACAGCATAATTTTACGGATTTGATGGATTCGATACCATCTATGATCCAGTTCAAAAAGGTTTTGGTAAAGGATGGATACAGCAAACCCCTGAGAGCATATCTCTCCATATTGCCTTGCTTGATGAGGCTAGTGTTGATAGAATATCAACTATAGTAGATGATAGACTGACAAGTTTCTAGAGCTTGTTGGAGGGCCTACTAGAAAAAAATCAATCCCTGCTATCAACCATCCTGTCTAAATAATTAATGCGTGATCTAATCAAACTAGTTGAGCTAGCTCAGCACTCCGGAGATCGAATTCCCCGGAGTGCTTTTCTTTATTTGCCGCCTCAAGGCGATCCAACCAAATTTGCTCAGTGTGGCAGTTGTGGTATGTTTATCCCCAACAAGCAAAGATGCTGGTTGTTTGGTGATGATGACCTTGTTGTGGCCAATGCCAGTTGCGGTTTGTATATTCAGGGCAAGCCCAGCAATGATCAACAGCCACAACACAAAGTGACTCCTGAGCAAGCTGGATATAACCTGGGACAGGTTAGATGTGAAAACTGCAAATGGTTCACAGGCAGTGAATGCGATCTTTTTGTTTTGCTTAATCAACAAATGCCCAATATTTTTGATCTGGATACAAACGTGGAAAGCCAAGCCTGTTGCAACGCCTGGCAACAAAATCTTTCTGATTAATTCGACATAGTTGGGGTTTTGGGTTATATTGGCATGAACAGAACGTGAAGGATCTCATGTCATGACCACTTTTGCCCATGCACTGGAACTGTCGCAATCCATGCCTGTAGCCACAACTGCCAATGGTATGCCAACCAATGCCAGCACAGGTAATGCAGTTTTGAACTGTTTCTTCATTTTGGGCTCCAGTCGTGGCCAAGACATAAGTGCTCAATTTCAGGCAGCATTGGATGAAAATCCTGTGTTGGCTGTCAAAGCACTTTTTTGGGCACGTGACGTGCGCGGAGGTGCAGGGGAACGCGAAACCTTCCGGAAATTGCTTACTGTGCTGGAAAAGCATGATGGGGAAATGACTAGACGCGTGATCCCTTTGATTGCCGAATATGGTAGGTATGATGACCTTCATGTATTCCACACTGATCTAGCCCAAAAACTAGCAATCCAAACACATGCAGATGCTATCCGTTCGGGCAATGGTTTGGCAAGCAAATGGGCGCCACGCAAAGGTCCCATTGCCAATCAGCTACGTAAAGCTCTTGGTATGGATCCCAAAACCTATCGCAAAACCATTGTGGGTTTCACAAAAGTTGTGGAAACTCAGATGTGTGCCCAACAATGGGATAGTATCAACTATAGTCATGTTCCTAGTGTGGCTAGTGCTCGTTATCAAAAATCTTTCTCTAGACATGATCCTGTGCGTTATGCTGAGTTCAAAGCATCAGCTCTCAAAGGAGCAGTCAAAATCAATGCTGGCACCCTGTTCCCCTACGATGTGCTCAAGAGTGTGCGTAGTGGTGATCCTGTTGCTGCACTGGCTCAGTGGGAGGCACTGCCCAACTACCTGGGTGACAATGGATTTATCCTGCCTGTGATTGACGTCAGCGGCAGCATGAACAGCCGAGTGGGCGATGCCAAGAGCACGCTCTCCTGTATGGATGTGGCCATCAGCCTGGGCCTTTACCTGGCGGACAAGCAGAAGGGTGCGTTCAAGGACATGTTCCTCAACTTCCACACCAACAGCAAGATCCACCACCTCCAGGGTAACCTGCTGGAGAAGATCAACCAGATCCAGCGCAGTGACTGGGGCGGAAGCACAAACCTGGAAAGTGCCTTCAAGGAGATCCTGCGTGTGGCAGTCGGCAGCAATGTTCCCCCAAATGAAATGCCACGATACCTTCTGGTAATTACAGATCTAGGATTTGATCCCAGCAGCAACAATGCAGGTCAAGGAGCGATGGCAATGGCAAAAGATATTTTTGCTAGGCATAATTATTCGTTGCCAAATGTTATCTGGTGGAACGTAGCACATAGGCCAGGTGGATACGGTGGTGATAATAATTTTCCTGTTACTCAGCATGAGAGTGGTTCAGCCCTGGTATCAGGATTCAGTCCCTCTATCGTCAAAAGCGTCTTGAGCTCCACATCGATTACTCCTTATGACATAATGCTAGAAACTCTTGACAATCCTCGGTATGAACTTGTAGGTAATGTAGTAGACCATTACCAGAAAGAAAATTTGAACAGTAGCAAAATCCAAGGATCATGCCATGATGTTTTTAAAACTCAATGTCAGTAATCCTTTTTTTCGGCAGCAAGACTGCTTTGAATCCACAATTGATTTTTTTAAAGAATTCAAATTAACAAAAAATAAACATTTGGAAATCCAATTAGGCAGGTTTGAGCTGCACGATCTTATAGGAATTGAATTAGATCTCCGCTGGAAAGGTAGTGATCACCAAGGACCTGCATTGGAAATCCTAATATTGGGCTTGTTTTTCAGAATCAATATTTATGACCAGAGGCATTGGGATTATAGCCAGCATGGTTGGCAAAATGTGCCATGACTGCATTAACAGACAGATGGCCATACAGTGTGCCCAATCCTTTTGGGTATGGCACCTGTGACTATCTTGACATGTGTGCGTGGTTACGGAAAACCATGGGTAATCCTGGCCAGGCATATACATGGCAATACAGTGATCTACTTTTGTTTGCTACCCAGGAAGATGCAATTTTTTTCTCTCTCAGCTGGAACATTGTACAACCTGTTGAACAACAGGGTCCCAAGGATCAGGAACACGTCTTATGAATTATGTTTGTGATGGAAAAGTGGGAGTGATCATTCATCGTGGTTGGGGATCAGGATGGAGCACAGGCACGCAACCAGAACATAGAAACATCCTTTTGTTTCATCCCTTGCTGGTGGAAGCTGTACACAAATTCCAAAAGGGAATTTGTGACATTTCACAACTTTATGCTGATATCTATTTTGCTTTCCAAATGTTAGGATTGGACATAAAATTTTTGGACGGATATAGATTGGAAAAACTGGTTGTGTTGTGGTTGGATCCTGGGTGTGAATTCCTAGTGCAGGAATATGATGGTGTGGAAACAATTTTAAAGAAAGAATCCACAAATTGGATCCAAGTGTGAACCACTGTGGAGTGAACTACTTTTGGTCTGACCCAACAGGGTTGCGCGGCTAAGGACTAACTATAAACAAATGGCTAGTTATGTTCGAATTATAGTAGCTCACAAGTTACCTCCCGCCGCGGAAAGTCAGGGCGCTAGAACCCCTGGATGGATAGCGAGTGGTATAAATATTGATAATGAAAAATATAGGATCTATCCAACCCCACAGCAGGAACAACGGATCTAGTCAGTTGGTGGTTCAGTGCGATATCTATACAACCACTTCCTCAAGATCAACATTGATGAATACCAATTGACCAAGAAAAATGCAGCAGTGAACATCCACCACTGGGGACATCAACCGTGGACAATAGATCATGCAGGGCAGGAACTGCCCCCTGCGCCTGTGGATGTGATAACAGATATTCTCACTCATTGGGGTCTGCTGTCAGCCAATACGATCAAGCAGGAAGCCACAGCCCTTTAGGGCGTGATAGTTCACCTATCTGCAAAAATAAAGTGAAACTTCTTGATTAGAAATCATAATAACACTATAGTGAACTACCACGCCCTAAAGGGCTGTGGCTTCCTGCTTGATCGTATTGGCTGACAGCAGACCCCAATGAGTGAGAATATCTGTTATCACATCCACAGGCGCAGGGGGCAGTTCCTGCCCTGCATGATCTATTGTCCATTGTTGATGTCCCCAGTTGCGAATATTGATGGCTGCATTAGTGTCCCTGTGCTGAGTTATTCCGCAATGATCACAATGATATTCTCTTTGCTTGAGATCCATGTGACTTTTGCGGGTGCCACATGCACTACAGGTCTTGCTACTGGGTAGCCACTGATTGATCTTGATGAAATGGTGGCCTTGGCGTTGGCATTTGTAGGCCAATACACCAATCAACATAGCCCAACCCGCATCTGCTATGGCCTTGGCTGTGGGCTTGCTCTTGCGTCTCAGCTGATCAATTTTCAGTGTTTCAACTGACACCAGGTCATGTGATTTGGCTATTCTCACACTTGTCTGATGTATATGGTCCAGTCTTTGGCAGAGAACCAGATCATGGGTTCTTGCCAGTCGTGTTTTTGCTTTCAGTCTATTCCTACTTGCTTTTTGTTTTCTGGATAGCTTGCGTTGTAACAGTCGGATACGTGCTTGTTTCTTCACCAATGGCTTGGGATTTGGAACTAGCTCACCAGTTGATAGTGCTGTGAACTTGCTGTTGACGTCCACACCCACTGAATTGGTTATGTTTTGAACCAATGGCAGTTCCAAGACATCAACCACAAATGAGGCATACCAACCACGTGGTGTTTGAATCACAGTCACACCCTTAAACTTGGGAAGATCTCGATGGAGTACAATCTTGACGTCTCCAATCTTGGGTAGATATAGCTTGTTGTTGTCAACTCTCACGTTTTGTGGATATCTAAAGCTAACAGGAGTTGTGTATTTGCTTTTGAATCGTGGGAATCCAGCACCTGTC